ACTTTATTATGTTTCGCAAATCTGTTCCTCCGCCGCCGTGTGGCTTGAGCTGCACCGGGTACTCGTCGGGTTGGAACGTGTCCACATGGGCCACTTCGCTGTCGCAGTACACGACGGTCACGGACTCGGGCAGGCACTGCTCGATGATGCGGTTGACGTGCCCCGAGAACACCCGCAGTTCCTCGCCACCGATGGAGCCCGACGTGTCCACACCGATCACCATGGGGCCCATCGTCGGCACGCGACTCAGGCCGGGCAGGTACATGCCGTGGGCCATCATGCGGCGATTGGGCCGGCGCCACGAATAGTCGGCGGACACGAAGCCCACCATGAATCGCTCGAGGATTTCGTACCACGGGGTCTTGACCGTGAGTATGTCGTCCACCAGACGCTCGATGCCGGCGGAGAGCTTGCCCTGCATCTTGGCGGCCTGCGCAGCTTGCGCCAGCTCAACACTGGCTTTCTGCTTCAGCTCCTCGGCCTCGGCAGGCGAGGGCTCACCGTCGGGGCAGGGGATCAGGTCATCACCCACACCACCACCGCCGCCTTTGCCGTCGTCCTCGTTGTAGAGGTCTTGCCACTTCATGGCTTCAGCGCCCTTGTGGCGCTGGCCACCTTCGATGAAGTCCCCGATGCTGTCCTGCACCAACAGCTCGTTGATCACCTTGTCCATGGCGATGTTGCAGGCCCGCTGGTTGCGGGAGCCGATCACGTCCTGGTGAGCGTGGTGAAAGGCAACGTGCAGCGTTTCGTGCGCCAGAAGGAACACACACTTGGCGACGGTGCCCACGGCGTCCGACAGGATGAACGCGGGGTTGTAGTAGACCCGGCCACGGGCGTCGGCTGCCGCCGTAGGGATGCTGAATGACTCGATCAGAGGCCGGCGCAGCACAAGGCTGGCATAGAACGGCTGGTCCAGGACGAGCTTGGCTTTGGCTCGGGTGATGAGTTGCGCGGCCTTCTCGCGGTCGGCAGCAGAGAGGGTGGTGGTCATGGGGACTTCCTTACTTGCTTGTTGGTTTGTCGTTGAGGCCGAGGGCCTCACGGCCCCTTGTCAGTTCAGCACGCCACTGTTAGCGGATACCCACTCCACAAAGGCGCGGCTGCTGGAAATGCTCGCGTTCCGCTTGAACGCATCACGCACTGTCAACACACCGAACTCTGGAGGGATGCGCTTGGTGTAACGCACCACACGGTCGAAGTTCTCCTTCGTTGCGCGGTGAGCGATGGCACCGCACAGAGCGAACAAGGCACCACGCTCCCCTGTACCGGGCAGCCGGATGTTGTCAGGGTCCATCAACACCGCGTCGGGGTTGGGCATGGACTCCACGATCTCGCGGAACGCGCTGACCTCCGCCGCAGCACCAGGACCCACAAGGCCCGTAGCGATGGGGAACGCCAGCTCCTTGGGGCAGTCGTCGCCGGTCGTGAGGCCAACCATCTCCCAGGTACGCTCCGTGGGGTTCTCCCGGCGGTCAGCGTCGAACTGGTTGAGCAGCTCAGGCTTGAAGCGCAGGAACGCGATGAGCCACATCGGCATGCCCGCCGTCAGCGCCCATTCGGTCCAGCCGTCCAGGTCGCTCTCCATATCCAAGTGCAGCAGGCGGTTGGCTGTGTGGCTTGGCATACGGTTCGACGCAGCCTTGTCGGTTTGGCGGTTGCCCGTCGCCACCACACGGACGCCGGGGTCCAGGGTCACACGACCGACGTGGCGGTCAAGCATCAAGCCGTTGAGTGTGTTGAACATCATCGGCACCGCTTGGTTCAGTTCGTCGATCACGAGCAGGGCTGTACCGTATCGCTTGGCCATCGCGTTGACACGCAACAGGAAGTCAGGCGGGCTCCAGGTCGTCACGCCGTCCACCAAGTTGGGCAGGCCGGTCACATCCACCGGGTCGTGGTTAGAAGGGCGGAACATCACCACTGCGCTGTCCTCGTGCGTCACCGGCACACTGGGCAGACCCAACGCATCACGCAGGCCGATCGTCGCAGCGTGGGACTTACCGCAACCGGGGGCTCCCCAGATCATCGTGGCTTGGTTGGGTGCGGCCTTGGCAGTGTGAGCGATCAGGGAAACGATTTGACTGTATTTCATGGTGAACTTTCTTACTGGTTGGTTGAGTAGACAAGCTAACTGAACTGTTAGTCTGTCTTGTTGTCGATCTGTTTGATTTCCGACCGACTGATGTAATTGTATAACAAATAAGCTAACTTGTCAAGTAGTTAGCCGGCTGACCGAAGTCAGTGGTCGCAGTTGGGTCAGGCACACGGTGGTGGCGAAGTCCTCCGTAGTTGACTGGTAGAAGTACGCTTTTCGGCGGCTGCCGTAGCCGTTGCCGTTGCCGTAGCCGTTGCCGTCGCCTCTGCCGTGGCCGTTGCCTCTGCCGTTGCCGTTGCTGTAGCCGTCGCCTCTGCCGTTGCCGTTGCTGTAGCCGTTGCCGTTGCTGTAGCCGTTGCCGTTGCCGTAGCCGTTGCCGTTGCCGTTGCCGTAGCCGTTGCCGTTGCCGTTGCCGCCGCCGCCGCCGTTGCCGCGTGCACAGAGAAGGACGCTCATAGCCGTAGCTCCGCGAGTGGTCGCAGTTGGGTCAGGTACACGGTGGTGGCGAAGTCGTGGGATATGGCTGGGAAGTGCTTGGCGTTGCGCGAGGTTCCGCTGCCTACACCTCCCCCATAGAGGTCGCCGTTCACCCGGACTGTGTGACGGCTCCGGCCGTCACCGTCGCCTTTGTCTCGGGTGTACCCACCGCCCGCGCCGTCACCATCGCCGAAGCCTACGGCCCCGTCACCGTAACCGTTCTGGTGGAGGACTGTCACACCACACAGCGGATCTGCATGATGACCGCGTGGAAGGGGACTTCGGTGTACCCGCAAGGGTCCAGCACGATGTCTTTGGTTGGGCCATCCAGGGCGATCTCGCCCAGGCCCATCGTGGTGCCCCACGAACGGATCACGTTGCCTTCATAGAGGACCATAAGGTCGCCTTGACGCTCAACGTAACCGATAACCACCCAGCCGCTCTCGATCACAACGATCTTCTTGATGGCGGTGCGGGGAACAGTCTGGTCGTCCGAAGTCAGGCCGGCGGTTGCCAGTTCGGTGTTGGTCTTGTTGCTCATTTGGGTACTTCCTGAATTGCTGGTAAAACACCGCGACGCCGAGTGTCGCGGAACAAACGCACATGGCTAGAACCATGAGTGCGTACTTATAAGCGGACTCGGCCCGCTGTTCAATCTTGGCGTGTTGTTTATCGCGCACTGTATGGCGAATATCTTTTGTGGGTCGTAACCCAGTCCCGAAGTTTTCGGTACTCGTCAGGGTGCCCTTGTACGCTCTGAAGAAACACGTCGCTACACTCATTCAGCCGTGCGGTTTGCCGCATGGCCCGCAGACGCATTTGATGTTCTTCGCGCTTTTCGGCGCGGTTGAGTTTCTTTTTCATGTGATCTCCGTGAGCGGCCGGAGCCGCGCTAGTTGGATAGTCTCAGTGAAGTCCTCCGTAGTTGACTGGTAGAAGTACGCTTTTCGGCGGCTGCCGTTGCCGTAGCCATTGCCTCTGCCGTCACCGTCACCGTCGCCGTAGCCGTTGCCGTTGCCGTTGCCTCTGCCGTTGCCTCTGCCGTAGCCGTAGCCGTAGCCGCCGCCGTTGCCGTCGCCGTTGCCGTTGCCTCTGCCGTAGCCGTAGCCGTAGCCGTAGCCGCCGTTGCCGTCGCCGTCGCCGTCGCCGTAGCCGTAGCCGTTGCCTCGGCCCCGTTTCTCTAAGAGGACAGTCATTGCCGTAGCTCCGTGAGCGGCCGGAGCCGCGCTAGTTGGATAGTCTCAGTGAAGTCCTCCGTAGTTGACTGGTAGAAGTACGCTTTTCGGCGGCTGCCGTAGCCGTTGCCGTTGCCGTTGCCTCGGCCCCGTTTCTCTAAGAGGACAGTCAACCAAACATGCGCTGCAACTTGACGTACAGCGCCCTCGCTTCTGCGATAGTCAACGAGTCGAGGAACTCATCCACGGACGCACGAACTGGCGCCACGGGGGGTGCAGTCATCAGTTGTTTCGCTGGCGGGAGTCCGATCAGGCTGTCGAGCGCTGTCTCGTCCACCTCATCCACAACCCGTGCTGCTTGCACAGTGGTCGCAGTGGGCCGCGCCTTGGGTGTCTTGGCGGGCTCGGGTGGCAGCTCGTACTGTTTCATGCCGTGAGGCGTCGAGTAGGTGTGTATGTTGCGGGCTTGGGGTGTGCCGGCCGGCCCAGGAAAATACATCTTCTTGGAGGAGCGGACGACAGCCCCGCGCTTGAACAGGATGAGCATGGTCTGGTTGACCCCGAGCGGCGTGATGTATGCCTTGAATACGCTGTGGAGGTCGGACGCTGTGACCCCTGGATGGTCCTTGATGTAGTTCCACAGACGCTCACGCATCGACCCCCGCACTGGCGTGGGTGTGGGCGTAACTGTTTTGGCGTTTGCGAACGCGTGTTGCATAGTGGTTGTCATTTCTTTCTCTCCAGGTTGAACTCTACTAATTCATTCACTTGTGTTACCCACAGGGCGTGTCGCCCGAGTACAGCGCCATCATCAGATCGTGTCCGGCTTAGGAAGCTCGCTCACAGGCACTTCGATGTGCTTGTAGGCTCCGCCCCACACGAGCGCCCATTTGTCGATTTTCGCCAAGGCACTGGCGTCCACGACGCCGTATGCGGTACTGCGGCCGCAAGAGATCAGGTTGGCGTACAACTCAGGGTCGTCCAACTTGTCTACCATTTCATCCAGTACATTATGAGCAGTGGTCTTTCCGTAAAAGGCGCTGCGCTGCACGACGTAGTGACCGCCACTCAGCGCTAACGTGGCCTGGGCCCACGCTTTGAACGGGGCGAGTCGTGCACGTACCGACTTGGCTATCTCTTTGTCCACTACGCGGCGCGTAATCGTTGCAGGCGTGCAGTCATCAGCGAGCTTGTAGTAGCGCACGTCCTCCGGGTCCACGACGAACCGCAACGGCTCGCGGTGCTCGCGGTAGTATCTGACCGCCCCATTGTCACGCCGGACACCTACCCACATATGCCCTCGGTGGTTAATGGCGAGTAGATTAGAAGGAAGTAGGCGCCCGGCGAACAGGACCGTGCTCCGTGAGTCGTAGCTCCGAACCACCACGGAGCCGTCGGGAAAATACGCCACCACATCGGTGCGGTGGAGCCGCAGGGCCACCGACTTGTCTGCGTTGAGTATGACGCGCTTTGCGTCGTTGCGGCTGCGCTCCAGAGGGCGAATGTCCTCGCCCCGTCCGCGGATTGGTGTGATTTGTTCCCACTGCGCCAACGCTTCAGCGTAACTACGGATGCGTGGGAGGTTGCTGGTACTAATTGAAAACATAGGACATCCTTACTTACTGGTTATGTTGTCACTCGCCGGTGACGGTGTTCTTGTTGCGGGGCACGATGCAGAACTCGCGGAGCAGCACGCGGATAAGTTCTCCCACGTCCGGCTCACGAAAGTCGATGTTAGCGTTGGTCCATGCGTCGTCGATCGCCAAAGCAAGTTCGTGGTTCACTGCTTCTTCTTTGGTGTCGAACTGGCGTCCGTCGTCAGCGATGTAGATGGTCTTGGTGACTTGTCTCATGGTTTCGCTCCTTACAAACTTGTGTTGTTCATCTTGTCGGCCAACCTACCCGCAGCGGAATAGTGTTGAACCTGGTTGCGTTTCAAGTAGTCGTGCAGTTTCGTGCGGCTGTCTTTGAGGTGCGCCGTCGTGTCGCGTAACCTGTGCGCCACCAGAAGAATGTCCTCGTCCTTGGCTTCAGGGTGGTTCACCAGTTCCATGAACGTGTTGGTCATCTTCTTACGCAGCTCCGCCATGTGCAGCCACGTCTCCATGGCCGGCACGATCTTGGGGTTCGGCTTGGGCGTTGCAGTCATGTGAGTTCCCCCGGAACTTCGGCGGTTTCGCCCAGATTGCTGGTGACGTAGCAGCGCATGGCGGCTACGAGCGGGGTTGGGTCAATCGCTCTGCCGGCGACGCAATAACCGTCCATGAAAGCAACCCAGCGCCCACCGCGTGTATCCACTCGCAAGGTAATTCGCTCTCGCTCAATAATTGCCCCGCCTCGTGCCCAGTCGGTGGATGGGCGGAATTGCACAAACCCACTGGTTACGCGTCCATACAGCACGTTACCGGCGTGAACTTCGCAATCGTTTTGCTTCCCCTCACACACCGCTACCAGCCAATCCAATTGCTTCGGTGTGGCTTCAGATACCTTGATTGTTTTCATGTTCATGATTTACTCCTTGTTGGCAGCTTCTTCTGCCAGGATTTCCGCGATCAATTGTTTCGCCAACGCTTCGCGGTCTTGCTGTTCAGCCAACGAAACGCCGCGTGTGACGTAGTGCTGGGCAGGGTGTCGAACAAACTGGCACATACACCCCGCAGGCAACTCATCGAGCGCATCGAGGCAATAACCATTGAGCGAAAGCACAAGGCCGCCTGGGTTGAGCGCATCGAAGTGGCGTTGGTCAATCAGGCCCAGTGTGTAGGCCCGGTTCTGGTACGGGCGCTCACTCTCTGCGGCGATGATTGCGGCGTGGTTCATGATTGCTCCACAACAGTGAATTGTTCGTAGTCACCTGCATCTGCAAGTGCCTTGTTCGCACCGATGGCCACGTATGCAGCGATGAGGGAGCGGATGGTTTCGTGGTGGGTCATACTGTGCCTCCTGCTGTTTGTGCGTTTTCTCCCGGTGCTGCCTCGTGTGCTGTCAGCAATTCGATAAGATCGTCGGCTTGTTGTTCGCGGGCTGCGTCCGATGCAGACTCCCATGCTGCGGCCAATGCTGCGTGCCTTGCCGCTGCCCCTGCTGCTGCCCTTGCTGCGGCACATACTGCCCATGCTGTGTACCGCGCAGCCTCTGATGCCTCTGCAGACTCCCATGCTGCGTGCCCTGCTGCCTCTGCTGCTGCCCTTGCTGACGCAAGTTCCTCATCAGTCGCTTGGCCGTGCGCGTGGCGTTCGGCTACGTCAAGTGCGTTGAGGCTGCGCTGGTCGGTCAGCAGGTGCTGGACGCGTCGTGCGTACTTCACAGCAAGCAGCCGCCACAGATTGTCGTGCTGCGGCTCGGCTTGGAGACACCAAAATGCGTCATCGAGGCTGTTGCTTTCGAGCACAGCCGCGAGGGGGAGAGGTTCGTCGTCAGCCTTTGTTTTGTTGAGCGACTTGAGTAACTTCGCCCAGCCGCTGGCGCAGGGGTTGTGCTCGCGGATTCGGTTGAGGGTTGTATAAATCATTTGGTGACTCCTATTGCTTTGGCGATGGCTGCTTGGGCCTTTTCTGTCCACGGCTCAATCGGCTTCCCGTCAATCCGCACGCCCTTGAATTTCCGTGCACGCCCGGCCATGATCGCGGTGGCTCTTGTCTTAACCCAAGACAATCCGAGTGATCCGCGAAAGTACCAGCGACCGCTGTCATGGGGGATGCACTGAACCTCAGTCACCGGCTCGCCATTCATCCACACTAGGTAGTGCTGGTAGGCTATGCGCTGAATCGTCGCCAGCTTTCCATCTTGCAGCTTTTCGATACGATGATTTGGCATCTGAAGGCAACGTGGAATGCTCATGCTGCACCTCCACTCACATACTCACGCAGCGGCTTTGTCAGCGCGTCGAATGCGGCTCGGGCGTCGGCTTCGGTGAGCCATATGAGGCCGTTGTGGAGGGCGTGTCGATTTTCTTCGCCACCAAACCAAGTAGTGATCCTAGAACCACCAAACGAACTAAGCGACCAATACTTTGAGCCGTTAGCCGGAGCCACTTTCTCAGGAGCTGGCACTTCGATGCCGTTGATTGTCACGGTGTCGGGAGCGACTCGGTAGCGTTCTGGTTTGAACTCTCCCCGCGCAATCTCATGCAAAAGTGCGCGACCTTGGCACTGCACGGCCCATTCACCATCTCCGTTTTGCCACTGAATCTGCTTGCCTGCGGCGATACCCAATAAAACGTGGGCGTAGGGGTTGGGTTTGTTACTCATGGTGGACTTCCTTACTACTTTGTTAGGGTGTCCCCGGTTTGGCCGGGGAGCGAGGGAGTTGGTAGTCCCTAACGAAACACTACTCAACTGAATACATATTATGCCACAAATAGTATCGTTTGTCAAGTGGTTAGTGGGTGTGTTAGGTGGTCTCGGATGCAGTCATAGTGGCCACTCCACCAAGGGTGCCACGCGTGCGAGGCGGACCGTGTTCATGAAGTCCCGCGCTATGGTGGGCAGCGCCCACATTGGTGGGTTCCAGTTGAGGCCGGTGCCCTCGTCGGATGCTCCCTTCCCGTCCCCTGTACAGATCAGGTGCCCGTTGTCGTCGTACTCCCTGCGGTGGTAATGAGGTGTTGGTAGAGCCTGTGGCTCGAGGCACTCCCGCCACTTTGAAGGGCTGTCTGCGTCGCATGGTTTGTACGGGCTGGCGTCCAGTAGGTACGTGATCTCGTAGTCGTCCATGTGTCACCTCTCAATCAGTGGGCGCAGCCGCGCCAGTAGGATGGTGGTGGAAAAGTCCCGGTCGATGGACCTCACGAGTCCTCGTGTCATCGGCTGCGCCCTAGGTGTTTGGTTGCGTGCTAGGCTTTTCATGAACGCCCAACTGCCTTTACCCGTCCCATCGCCAGCGGCTACTTTGTGGTGGCGCCCCGCGTTGGTTGTGTAAACGGACCCACTCCCGTCCTCACGCGCTCCCGTGGTGAAGCGGTACTCCTCATCCGGCCCGTCCCCGTTATGCATCCCTTGGTTCGTGAAACTACTGCGTACCCTCCAGTCGTCCATGTTTGTCAGTGGGTCGAGTATGCTGTCGTTGAACCCCGCCGCCTGTGTAGCTGGCAGGTTTTGCCTCATCATCGCTTGAAGTTTCGATGTCAGTGTTGTGTTCATTCTTCCTCCGTGTACCGAGTGTGCTTGAAGTGCCAACCTGATGGGTGGGTCTTGCCGTCGTTCATCGAGTTGCGGGGGTTCCCAGCTCTGCCTCGCCCTGACGTGAGCCGCCCCTCACTTGTCCGGTAGGCGTTCGCCGCCCGTTCCACCTGATCGCGCATGTTGGGTATGTACTTGTCGAGCTGATCTTCTGTCCAACCTCTGTACCGCGTCCCGTCTGCACTCCTGTCCCCGATCAGCGCCAGTCCATCAGCGCCAACCATGAGCTGAAGCCTCTCAAACATAACGACTGGCATCTTCATCGCCGTCGCTTCCCCGCCGGACAGCAACAGTCTAGGCAACCGCGCTCCTGTGTCTAAGTACCCCGCCGCGCCCCACAAGGTATCGTTCATTACTCGTGACTCGCTGTGTGCTCGCCGCACATAGGTCAGTGCCAGTTTGAAGTCCGTCCCAAACTTCGTGGTCGTGATGCCGCCGAACCCCAGGGCTCGAGCCCACGACTCCATTCGTTCCAAGGTTAGGTCCCGAACCACGGTTGGTGCTCTAGTGGCTTGCGGTTTGAGCGCGTCCGTTCGGGTGGTGCTACCGCGAGGGTCAACCTTCGCCGCCAGCCCCGTTCCCCGCAGTGTGTTGTCCCCGAACCAAGTCTTACCAGCCTCCCAAGCGAGGAGTAGGTTCTCCGACACACCTACGGCCTTTGCTACCTCGCTCTCTGGTAGTCCACGCACTTTACGTTCGTCGCGCAGGATGTGTATTAAGTCAAACAATGGAAGTGCCACCAGTGGAACCCCGGCGGGCGCCAGCACGCGCGGCCTTGCAGTCACTGAGGGGGGTAGCTCCGGTATCTGCGGCGAGGACAACATAACCGGCTCGATAGCTTGTCCCTTGAAGTCGTCCGCGCTCGTTTCGTCGAAGTCGGGCGGATCAAACAAGTTCACGTCGTTGCTGACGTTTACGTCTTTAGTTTCGAGCGTCACCCCACCTCCCCGCCGATCGTAAACGCCCGACGCCAGTAACTGCCCTAGCCTGTCCAGTTGCCCCAGCTTTAAGTGTTGCGCTAGGCGGTCGCCGTAGTACCGTTCGAGGTGTCGAACAGAACACCCAATCAGGGGTGCTAGTTCCGATTGTGGGAGACTTAGTTCGTCGAGTAGTGGTTTCAGTTCGTTGAAAATTTTGAAGCTCGACAACCCGTTCAAAGGCCACCGGAACGACACTCCACCACGACCCACGCGGTACGCTAACGCGTTCACCTTGTTAGCTGGTGCCATTGCTGCGGCGGATTCTCCCTCCCTCCAGCGCCTGAAAGTTGCATATGAAACCCCGAACCGTTCGAGGTAGGCCCCACTCGTTCGAGCATGGGCGAGGTTCTTTTGACCCAGGGTTGCGGTGACACCACGTCGAAGGTAGGACATGATGGTCAGGGGGTTTGAAGGGCGGGGAGGTAAAGTCACTTTGCAATTCATTTGTTGCGACCTGTAGTGATTGAGGGTGTTTTGAGGATTTCGAGGTGTTGGTGGATTATGCCATAACCGCAAGTGATCCTGGCCAGTGACAAGCCACTTTACAGTTTGGGGCCCGAGGCAGGGCAAAAATACAAATCAAACAATACATACAGAGTTTTTGTTATAGCTCATCTAAAAAAAATTCGCATTCCTGGCGGTTTGTAAGATTTAACCCACGAAATGGGCTGGAAGCCCATTTATACAAACCGCCAGGAATGCGAATAAAATGCTATATCGACTATCACAACTGTTTGGGCTGTATATTTGTATAAATTAGTTAAAAAGAAAGAAGAAAGAAGAAAAGGGCTGGCTCTGGCTCCCCCGGCAGGCTGGCGCCTACCGTCCCTTGGTGTACCGTGCGATTGCAGTCATGACTAGAATGCGAACTTTTCTGGGTGCGGCTATCACGAAAATCAGCTTGTATAAATAAACCCAGTTTACATTTGAGGGCGCCGGCGCCCTCCCTTGTGGTTAGGACATTCTGACGGGGCTGTTAGCATGTCGCCCACTGAACCCCCCATGCTGACCTCGAACGCAAAAAGCCCGCGCTAGGCGGGCCCCCCCAAAAAGAAAACCCGCCTAGCGGCGGGTCGGTGTTACTGGATGTATGCCTTTTTGTAGGCCACCCGTGGCGGGTGCCCTAGGCGCCTAAGCGCAAGGTAGATCTGCCAGTTATACATTTAAGCCACCTTACGGGTACGCTTGGCTTTCGCCATGGCCTCTGCCACGGCCCCGCCAGCGGCGGCGCTGGCAGTCTCTAGTTGGCTGGCGCGGGCCACCACCTCGGCATCAGGAATCATCCGCAGAACTTGCGCCCAATTCTTGTCCAGGAACATTTCCACGGCAGCCAAGTCGGCAACATCCATGCTCTTGATCTTTTCGTTGATCCGGGCCAACACGCCCTTGGATACTTCCTTAGCCTCTTTCACCTTTGCGCTCTCGGCATCCTTTGCGATCTTGGCAAGTGCGCGCCGGGCCTGCTCATGAGCCTTAGTGGCCTCCTTGAGCGCTTCGGCATCGGCATCGGCAGCCGTGATGACCTTCGCAGCCTCAGCCAGCGCGGAGCGCAACTCTGATTCGGGCTTACCCTCCATCGGGTTGACGCGCTGTTCGGCCTTCTTAACTGCGGCTTCGCTGGTGGCCTTAGGCTTGCTGGGGATCGTGAAGTCAAAACCTTGCTCCTCCACGTAAGCCTTGAGGCGCTTGATCATGCGGCCCCACCACACGTTAGCGGCGTCGTCGGTGGCCTTCGGGTACTTGCCCCGGTACACGTCGGAAATAGCGGTCTTGCGGACGGTCTCCCACGTCTCGAACGTGGGGGCATCACCGATGGCGCGCATCAGCTTATGGAGCGACAAATCAGCATCCGTGTCGGCCTTGAACCATTGGGCGATGGCGGCGACAGATTCGCTCACGACCTTGGAATCCACGACAGGCGCGGCGGGCGCGGCGGTCACGACGCCAGCGAAAGAGGCGAGAACTTGAGACTTAGACATGATCAATCCTTTAGGTTACTTACTAACTAGACCATCTAGCTAGCGAACAAATTAAACCATAAATCGGTTAGCATGTCAAGACGCTCTGACAGGGATGTTAGTATGTCCTGCAGGGGGGGTTGCCACACGGCCATGCCGGGTGCCAAGGGTACGGGGGGCGGTGGGTCCAAAGGCCCAGGGGGGCTGGCGTCTCGTTAGGCATCACGTACACATAATCCCCTAATTTTCCTCGTGTAAACCAACTTAACACCCACCGGACCCAAAGCGTCACAAAACCCACTAATCCCCCCAACCAAAAATTTTCCAGACCCACAAAAACACTATGTAAACCAACTTGGCATCAGCCCTGGAGTTGACAACCACCTCCAAACACGCTAACAATCACACTATGAACGTCTCATCTGCTCTCAGGCTGGTACACACCGACCCCCGACTGGTTTTCGAGCTGGCTGCAAGGGTGGAGCCACCTGAGGTCATCGCACGCAACTACGACCTGGACCCCCAGACGCTCCTGGAGCTGATGGAGGTGCCCAACATCAAGCGACTCATCAGGGACAAACGCAAGGAACTGGATGAGAACGGGTTTGTCTTGGCGACCAAGGCCAAGCTGATGTTCGAGGACCTCCTGGCCGACGTATACAAGAAAGCCAAGGGAGAGGGGACCAGCCTGTCGGCTGTGTTGGATGCGGCGAAGTTCATGCGCACCGTGGCGGGGATGGATAAGCCCTCCATGGGGGACTCAACGGCCGAGAAATTCGGCATTTCTATCACCATCAATGCCAATGGTGCCCCCGCCACGGTGACGATCGGACAAGCCAACCCGAACAACGCAGCCCCGGTGATCGACGTGCCGACGTTCGAGCGCAAGGAGGAGGCCGACAGCATGGGGTTCGATGAGGCGTCCGTGCCAGTGTGGCTCCTGGGGCTGCGCACCCATTCCATGGACCTGCACTACGAATGACCACTCAGTACACCCCGTCACCCTCCGTGGTGCCGTTCCTCCTTGCGGAGAAGTTCGCTAACTTCATCGTCGGGCCCGTCGGGTCCACTAAGACCACTGCGAGCATCATCAAGATCGCCATGGAGGCGAAGAAGGTGAAAGCATGTCGTGACGGTATACGCAGAAGCCGATGTGCGGTTATCCGAAATACGAGGCAAATGCTTTGGGACACGACGATCCCTGACTTCCTGAAGTGGTATCCCGACGGGCTGGCTGGAGCGATGATGAAGACGGACTCAAAGTTCGTCTTGCGGTTCGACGACGTGGAGTGCGAAGTGTTATTCCGGGGGCTAGACGACGCGAACGACGTTCGACGGCTGTTGTCGTTGCAGCTCACGTTCGGCGTGATGGATGAGTTCCGCGAGATACACCAGGACATCTACAACGCACTGACCGGGCGCTTGGGGCGTTACCCAGACAAGACGATGAACGGAGTCGGGGCCTGCGATGACAACGGCGCCCAGGTGTTCAAAGTGTGGGGGGCGACCAACCCGCCGGACGCGGACACGAAATGGGAGGAGTTGCTCTCAGACCCGCCAACCAACACACACGTCACGATCCAGCCCAGTGGGCGCAGCCCGGAGGCGGACTGGGTGCAGTTCCTACCCGATGGGTACTACGACAACCTGTGTGAAGGCAAGAGTGCAGAGTGGATCGCCGTGTACGTGGATGGGAAGTTCGGCAGCTCACTGGCTGGGAAACCCGTGTTCCCGGCGTTCAACGCAGGCACGCATGTGGCCAAGGAGGAGCTGACGGTACTCCCCAACACACAGGTGATTATTGGAGTGGACGCCGGTCTGTCGCCAGCGGCGGTGATCGGGCAGGTGAACTACCAAGGCCGGGTGGTCGTACACGACGCGATCATCAGCGAGAGCATGGGGGCGCTTCGGTTCATTCGAGAGAAGCTGAAGCCGTTGTTGGCCTCGAAGTACGCCGGCTGCCGCGTGGGTGTGGTGATCGACCCGGCGGCGTTCCAACGGGCGCAGACGGACGAGCGCACCGTAGCGGATATGTTCAAGGCCGAAGGGTTCTCCGTGAAGCCGGCCAGGACGAACACGATCACCGCGCGGATCGCCGCAGTGGACCAGTACCTGACACGTACCGTGGACGGGCAGGCGGGGATCATATTGAACCCATCGGGGGCGCACCCACTCATCGTGGCGCTGCGGGGCAAGTACCGGTACAAGATTTCCACAAAAGGGGAAGTCGATGAAACCCCCGAAAAGAGCCACCCGCACAGTGACGTGGCGGACGCCCTACAGTACCTATGCCTACATGCAGATAACGGTTCTACATTAGGTTACTCCCAAGTTGGCAAGCGGCGCGACGTGGTGAAATCACGTTATCACTACGGTTGACCTGTTAGCATATCTGGGCTATAACCGCCCGTATGCTCGGACTCACCCCACCTTCATCCTTTGGCACCACAGTGCCCGCCGCGGCGCCTGCGCCGATCATGTCTGTCGGGGGGATCATGCCGATCATGTCGGCTGCCCAGGTGGACGCCGAAGCGCGCAAACGCGCCGAGCTTGGTCAGCAGGCCGCGCCGATCCTGGGGCTCGCGCAGCACGTTCGGACTCAATGGACGATTCACCGACAAGCGAAAGAGCAGACGATCGAGCAGAGGATGCTGTCGAACGTTCGGATGCGCCGCGGCGAGTACGACCCCGACGAGCTGTCGAAGATCCGGGAGCAGGGCGGCTCTGAGATTTTCATGATGATCGGCTCCACCAAATGCCGCGCGGCCGGGTCCTGGCTCCGTGACGTGATGGTGGCGGTGCGCGATGAGAAGCCATGGACGCTGAAGTCCTCGCCCGTGCCGACAGTGGACCCCCAGGTCGTGGAGCAGGTGCGCCAACAAGCGATCCAGGCGGTGATGGGCTTCATCATGATGAACGGGGCTCCGCCGGACGAGGCACTGATCCGTCCGATGTTGGAGCAGACGCACGACCAAGTGTTGTCAAAGCTCCGCGACGAGGCGAACCAGAAAGTGGCCCGGATGGAGGACAAGATGGAGGACCAGCTCACGGAGGGCGGGTTCATCCGAGCGCTCAACGACTTCATCGACGACCTGACCACGTTCCCCACGGCCATCATCAAGGGTCCAGTGGTGCGGAACAAACCCCGCATGAGTTGGGTGCCAGGGCCCGACGGCCAGTACACCGTCCAATACAACGACGAGCTGGTGCTCGAGTGGGAGCGCGTGGACCCGTTCGACGCATACCCCCACCCCGCGATGACGGATGTGAACGAGTCGCTGCCGTTCATTCAGCGCCACCGGATGACGCGCTCCCAGCTCACAGAGCTGCTGGGTGTTGAAGGGTACGACGACGACGCGATCCGCGCGGTGCTCGACCTGTACGGGAAAGGCGGCCTGCACGAGTGGCTGCGCGTGGACACCGCCAAAGCGGCGGCCGAAGGGAAGTCCACCACGCACATCTTCAACAACCCGGCCGGCGTGATCGACGCGCTCCAGTTCTTCGGCCCCGTGCAAGGCAAGATGCTGCGTGACTGGGGGATGACGGAGGAGGACGTACCCGACACCGTGAAAGAGTACCACTGCGAAGTGTGGCTCATCGGGAACTGGGTCATCAAGGCCACACTGAACTACGACCCACTGGGTCGCAAGCCTTACTTCTCGACCTCCTACGAGCGCGTCCCCGGCGCGTTCTGGGGCAACAGCGTGCTGGACCTGTGCCGAGACAGCCAACGGATGTGCAACGCCGCCGCGCGTGCAATCTCGAACAACATGGGCCTGTCCTCGGGTCCGCAGGTTGGGATCAACGTCGATCGGCTGCCGCCCGGCGAGGCCGTCGAGCAGATGTACCCCTGGAAGATTTGGCAGTTCACGGACAGCCCGTCGGGCTCGACCCAGGCGCCGATCACGTTCTTCCAGCCGCAATCAAACGTGCAAGAGTTGATGCAGGTGTTCCAGCACTACAGCGTTCGCGCTGACGAGGACACCGGTGTGCCTCGGTACATGACTGGCGAATCACCAACAGGCGGCGCGGGGCGCACGGCCTCCGGCCTGTCGATGCTGCTGGGCAACGCCAGCAAGACGATCAAGCAGGTGGTGAGCAACATCGACGTGGAGATCCTGACACCGCTGCTCGAGCGGCTGTACACCTGGAACATGATGTACTCGGACGACCCAGAGCTGAAGGGTGACGTGAACATCGTGGCCCGCGGCGCGACGAGCATCATGCTCAAGGAGTCTGCCCAGGTCCGTCGCAATGAGTTCCTGGCCACAGTGGCTAACAGCCCGGTCCTGCAACAGATCGTCGGCCCTCTCGGGATCGCGGAGCTGCTGCGCGAGTCGGCCAAGACGCTGGACATGCCGAACACCGACTCGATCGTCCCGCCGCCCGAAAAGATCCGCCTCCAGATGCAGATGGCTCAGGCCATGCAGGCGCAACAGGCAGCGCCGGCCGGGGGCCCGTCACCGGGGAATCAGGATTTGCACAACGGGGCGCCGGCCACAGACAACTTCAGCCCGCCACGCCAAGGCTAACTGTTGACACAACCAATGTGTTAGCATATAGAATCGCACCAGGAGAACTCTCATGGCTACCAAGAAACCCGCCGCCAAAGCTCTGTTCAAGGGCAAAGAAACCTACAGCGAGGAGCTGAAGGAGGCCAAGGCCATCAAGTCCGGCAAGATCACACCGCAGCAGTACGCCCGTGGTGAGAAGTCGGAAGAAAAGATGGCCCGCGGGGGCGCTGTGAAAGGACGCAAGTGCTAACACGCCCCACTGACGAGGAGATCCACGCGCTGGCAGTGACCAGCCGGACCCCTCACGGGCAGATTTTGATGAAGTACCTCGAGCGCATGGTGGCGGACGTGGACACGAAGCTGAGATCAGCCGATGTGCCCGGCGTGTACCGTCTCCAAGGTCGAAGCGAGGCGCTGCTTGAGTTCACCGGAGTGTTCCGCGACGCGGTGGCGCTCCACAACAAAGCCGAGAACCGAGCCCCGAGCCGGTAAAGGAAAAATTCATGGGAATCCCCGCACAGATTCAACGTCAACTGGAGGCTGCTGAAGCTCTCCAGGCCAGCCTGAGTGCTGCGCCGGCACCCGCCGAGCCCGCTCCCGCCCCGGCCGAACCCGTTGAACCTACCCCGGAACCCCAACCGGAACCCGTTGCTGCCGCGGCGCCTGCGCCCCAGGCATCCTCCGCTGACGAATTGACTTGGGAACAGCGCTATCGCTCTCTCCAAGGCATGTGGCAATCGCAGAAGGGCGTGATGGCCCAGTATGAACAGCAGGTGCGCAGCCTGACTGAACGACTGGACCAAGCCACTGCGAAGATCAGCGAGATGGCCAAGCCTGACGCCCAGGCCGAGCAGAAACTGGTGACGGACAAGGACGCAGAAGCGTTCGGACCTGAGTTGATTGAACTTGCGCGTCGCGTGGCGCGTGAGGAGTTTGGACCGGAGCGTTCCCAGTTCCAGGCCCGCATCGCAGAGTTGGAGAGAACGGTTGCCGTTCAAAACCAGAAACTCGGCGGCGTGGAGCAAAGCACTGAGAAGCTGTCCGCAGCGACGTTTTACCGTGATCTGGATCGCGCCCTGCCTCAGTGGGAAACAATCCAGGCTACGCCTGAGTGCCAAGCGTGGCTCGTTAGCCGTATTCCCGGCCAGCGTGGTCGCACATGGCACGACTCGTTGCAAGCAGCAGCCAGCGAGTTCAATTCGGACGATGCAGCGGAAGTCTTCGAGGCTTTCCTGGCAGCGCACCCGAAGCTGGACCCCCGCCGCGCACCCGAGCCAACGCAACCCAAGCCGAACGCCCAGCGTCAGGTAGCGCCGTCGAAAACGTCGGCTTCTGCACCTGCCCCTGCCGAGAGCACCGTCTACACACCCGCGGAGTACGAAGCCGCGATGATGCAGATGGTTCGGCTGAACAAGGAACGGAAGTACGACGAGGCCGCGGCGCTGGAAGCAGCATTGAACGCCGCAGTAGCTGAAGGCCGAGTACGCCCGTAACTGCGGCTCCTTAAAGGAGCATCCAAATGGCAACCATTACCCCAGCAGCCCTTTACCCAGTCTCCGGTAGTTACGCGACCACCCCGTCGTACTCCGGCACGTTCATTCCGTCGATTTGGTCGGCGAAGCTGAACGCGAAGTTCTATGCGTCCACCACCTTCGGTGACGTGTCGAACACCAACTGGGAAGGTGACATCTCCAGCATGGGCGACAAGGTGGTGATCAACAACATCCCCACCCTGACTGTGAACGACTACACCGTCGGCACCAACCTGACCTACGAAGTACCCACCCCGAACACCATCGAACTGACGGTGGACAAGGGCAAATACTTCGCCTTCCAGGTGAACGACGTGATCGACCATCAGGCCAAGCCAAACCTGATGGACACGTTCTCGACCGACGCTGGCAACCAGTTGAAGATCAAGGTGGACACCGACTGCTGGCTGGCGGTCTACAACCAGTCTGACTCCAACAACGTTGGTGCCAACGCTGGTGCGATCACCCAGGGCTTCAACATGGGTACCGACGCGGCTCCCGTGACGTTGACCTCCGCCAACATCCTGTCGTACATCACCCAGATGGCGACGATTCTGGACGAGCAAAACATCCCTGAGTCCGACCGCTGGCTCGTGATCACCCCGTTCGAGCGCCAGTTGCTGATGAACTCCAACATGGCTCAAGCTCAGTTCATGGGCGACAGCACCTCGATCCTGCGCAACGGTCGCATTGGTCAGATTGATCGTTTCTCGGTCTACCTGTCCAACCTGCTGCCACGCGCTGCGGCCAACTTCAACTACATCGGCGGTGCTGATGCCGGTAAGGTGAAGCGCCACACGATCCTGGCGGGCCACAAGTCTGCGCTGACCTTCGCCAGCCAGATCAACAAGGTGGAGACCATCCGTAACCCTAACGACTTCGGCGATTACGTCCGGGGTCTGATGGTGTACGGCCGCAAGTGCGTACTGCCCACCGGCCTGACCTGCGGCATCATCGCCGGCTAATGATCTGGGGGGCTCCGGCCCCCCGTTCACACAGGAGAGAAACATGATCGGACAGATCGTTAAATTCGTGCGCATGGGCCTCTGGGCACCCATGATGACCCCTACGGCGTCCACTGGCCTCACCGCCGCGGGCTCGACTCAAGCCACTGCGCTCGCACTGACGGCTGAGTTCAACCAGTTCTCCACCGTGGCTGCCAGCACTGGCGCCACTCTGCCGGCCGGTAGCGAGCCGGGCGACGAGATCCTGGTGATCAACAACGGTGCTAACGCACTGGCCGTGTACCCCACAGGCACCGGCACCATCAACACCGGCTCGGCTTCGGCGGCTCTGTCGGTGGCCGCAGGCAAGGCAGCTCGCTTCACCTGCATCGGCGGCGGCACTGGCCTCACCCGTACCTGGGTGGGCATGATCAGCGCCTAACGGAGACTCGGCATGGCGACGTTTAGCGACCTCATTTCAGACGCCCTCATCATTCTTCAAGACGTGGCGGGGGAGCGGTACACCGTGCCGCAACTGCTGAAACATGCTAACAGCGCTATCGCCGAGGCTTTGCTCCTGCGCCCGGACTTCCAGTTCGGCCAGGGGTACACCGGGGTTGGGTCGTATTCTTTGACGGATGCGGTCCCAATACCTGCTAACTACCACGTATTTGTTGTAGACTACCTCGTGTTCCGCGCTGAAATCCGGGATGACGAGTTTGCAACTGACGGACGCGCGGCGGCGTTTCTTACCCGATTCCGCACTGGCCTGACAGGAACCAAATGAGCACCGTCCCCTACTCCGCCTTTCTCGATGATGTAATGCCTGACGTTGGCGGGGCCACTTCGGACGTGGTGCTGCACGCGATCCAGAACTCCTGCATTCAGTTCTGTGAACAAACCAATTTTCTGTGGGAGCGGCAAGATCCGTTCCTTCTCGAGAAAGACCGCCCTGAGTACGACCTGTTTGCGCCCGCCGGTGCCAAGGTGTTCAAGGTCCTGGAAGTTTGCACTGAACGCTACCCGCTGACGCCCCGTAACTCGCAGTGGCTGAAGAACAAGTACCCGAACTGGTCCGCGTGGACCGGGATGCCGCGGTACTACAACATGCCCATCGAGACGGTGGTTCGCGTGGTCCCTTACCCCAGCGCATCGGACTCCGTTGATCCGACGTTGGACACTTTGACCGTGACCGTCGCGTACAAGCCAACGCGCAACTCCACATTGGTGGACAGTCGGCTGTACGAGGAGTACCTCGAAGTGATCGCTGCTGGTGCGAAATACCGTCTCATGAGCAGCCCGGCCAAGCCGTATTCCAACGTGGACTACGCCGCGTTGAACTTCAAGATTTTCTGGCAAGGCGTAGCCAAGGCCAAGCGCGATGTCCAGGGAGCGCTCTCCAATGCCCTGCAACGAGTGACGCCCAACAAGGCCGCATAAGGAGCACCCATGGCTGGATTCAGCACTTACCTCGCCAACGCGATCATCAACTCAAGCCTCAAGGGCCAGTCGTTCCCAATTCCGTCGGGCACGTATTTCGCCCTGTTCACAGCCGACCCCACCGACACGTTCACGGCAGGCACCGAAGTCTCGGCCGCGTGGTATGTGCGACAAGCCACAGGCACCTGGGCGTCTCCTACGAACGGCGTGACGTACAACCAAGCCGCGGCTACGTTCCCTGCGGTTACGGTCTCCAGCGTGACTATCACGCACGTCGGCATCGTGGACGCCATCACTGGCGGCAACTTGCTGTATTCCCAGGCTCTGACCACCTCGAAGACGCTCAACGTCAACGACGTGTTTGTGATTGATTCTGCCAGCACCAGCGGCGACTTCACCATCAGCGTCCTGTGAACTTCACCCCGATCAACTCCGGCGCGATCAATACGGGCAAGCCTACGCTTGTCCAGCGGGCAACTGTTGCTCTGCAAGCGGCGGCGTCGATCGTGGCCAATGCGCACATCAACGTGCGCAGCATCATCGCGGCGGTTGGTTCCGCGATCATCAGCATTTCAGGCAAGCACAAGGTTCGGTTCGACGAGCCAATGCAACTGGATGGGCAAGCCGTTATCACGCTCAAGACACGCGTGAAGTACCGGTTCCCGGTCAGCGTTGCAACCAGCGCCGACATCCTGGTGGTCCCGACCATGCACCGCCGAAGCCCCATCTCTGCGTCCGCCCAGGCGTACATCTTGGCTACCGGCCGCGCGGTGTTCAGCCCGGTCTACGACAGACCCGCTCCAGCGTACCGTCAGATGGTTGTGGCTGGGTACAACCGAACCATCAAGGTGTGAACATGATCCTCGGCTCATTCACCCAGACCCCCTACGAGCGGCTGGACTACGACATTTACTTCGGTGATTTCTTCCCGTCCGGCGACTCGGTGAACACCCAAGTGACGACGGCTGACACCGGGCTTACGGTGAGTGCGTCCATCAACACAGCCAAAGACACCGTGAAGGTGTACGCGAGTGGCGGCAACGCAGGTTCGCGCTACAAAGTGAAGGTCCTCGCCACCTCGGTGCAGGGTCGGATCAAAGAAGGCGAGTTCTGGGTAAACATCAAGGAAGACTGAAATGGCGTACCAGAAATTCGTCAATAACTTCACCTCGCAGTTCAGCGCGGCCGTTAAAGCGTCACCCACTTCGGGCACGCCGAGCACGGAACTGGACTACGGAATCCTGCGGCTGCCTTCGAGCGCGGCCACAGCGCTCACCACACTGACGGGCGGGGACTACTACATCCTCACTGCGTTCAAACAGAGCGGGTCAGTGGAGAGCGCAGTTGAGATCATGAAGGTGACGGCCATCGACACCTCGGTGATCAATGAGACGCGCATCACAGTGACCCGTGGCTTTGAGAGCACGACGATCCAGTCTTATGTAGCTGGCGATTACATCTCGATGCGGTTCACCGCGGCCGGCGCAACGGGTATGGCGCAGACTGCCGACTTGGCGGCCAAAGAACCCACCGTCACAGCAGGCACTACCAGCCAGTTCTGGCGCGGGGACAAGGCATGGACTGACTTTGCGACCACGGTGCGAGCCACAGTCCTCACTGGGCTATCAACGGCCACCAACGCCGCAATCGCGGCCACCGACACGCTTCTGGCGGCGCTAGGCAAACTCCAGGCGCAGCTCAACGGCGTTACATCTCTGACAGGGTTGCTGAAATCCAACGGTACGGCTGTGAGCGCCGCCACGGCGGGCACCGACTACCTCGCGCCCCCAACCGGGACGGCTATCCAGAAAGCCAACAGCGGAGGTGCACTGGTCAGCGCTGTCTCGAACACCGATTACCTACCGCCGGTCAGCCCAACGGTGTCGTCGGGCAACCTGAACTTCAGCACTACAAGCCAACGCATTACCGGCGACTTTACGAACGCCACGGTCGCCAGTCGGCTGATGTTCCAAACCACCACGACCAACGGTTCGTCGTTGGTGGAGGTCATCCCGAACGGTACGCCTTCGGCCGGCACAACTGGCGGCGGCTTTGTCGCCAGTGAAAACAGCGACCCGGCCAACGGCGCGGTAGCACAGCTCTACGTGATTCGTGGTCAGGAGGTTCGACTCGCATCAGGCCAACGAGGCACAGGCACCAATTTGCCCATGACGTTTGTTGCTGGTGGAGCAGTCCGCATGACCCTGGCCACGAGCGGCGCGGCGGTGTTTGCTGGCGGCGTGCAGGAGACGCGTACCGCGATGGGTGCCAACAACGTCGATCTGGCCGCAGGCAACTACTTCTCCAAGACCATCAGCGGCACGACCACGCTGACAGTGAGCAACGTGCCCAGTTCGGGCACCACGGCGAGTTTCATCCTGGACCTGATCAACGGCGGCAGCGCCACGATTACTTGGTGGTCCGGTGTGAAATGGGCCGGCGGTACTGCGCCCACGTTGACTGCCGCAGGTAGGGATGTTCTAGGGTTTTTCACCCACGATGGCGGCACAACCTGGACGGGCCTCGTGCTCGGAAAGGATGTGAAGTGAGCGTCCACGATCTGATCATGTCAGCCGCAGGTGCAAGCGGCGGTACAGGCCCTGCGGGCATCGCGTCAGGTCTGGTGTTCTGGCTTGACCCGTCTGACAACTCGACTGTGACAAACGTAAGTGGGGTGTGTTCGCAGCTACTCGATAAGTCACCATCTGCGAGGGTGTTGTCACAAGCAACTCCTTCGTTGCGCCCAGAAGTACAGTCAACCACATTTGGGATTCAGGCCATAGGTTTTACTTCAGGTGCGCTGCTCGACTTCAACAGCGCGTTGAATTTCGGAAGCACGTTCACCGCAGTAATGGTTGCGTCACTGAGTCAAGGTTCTGGCACATACCGAATGATCGGGTTCTCTAATTCAACAAACACAATCGCGTCAGGAACTGATGCTTTCTTCTGGAATACGGCAAACGCAGCCGCCACCCTGCAAGCACAGGTATCCACTAGAACAGGCAACGGCAACTCGTACACGTATCTCTATTCTTCAGACTACGCCGCAGGTAAGCATTTAGTTCTTCTTCAAAGTACAGCCACTCCGGGGCAGGGAAAAATTCGACTTGACCGCGCCGTGGCTACCATTGGCGGGGATACGTTGGACGGCCCACCACTGATAAATCGTATGGGGTCGGCCAGCGCAGAGCTTTATTCTTCTTCGGGAGTAATTGGGGAGGTGGCCGTCTATAACCGCATTCTTTCAGCAGGCGAGATAACCACCTTAGAAAACTACCTTAGGACAAAGTGGGGTACACCATGAACTACATCAACACACAAACAGGTGAGTATCCGATCCACGAATACGCGCTGCGCGAAATGTTCTCCAACATTTCATTCCCCTCTCCGTTTCAGCCGCCTGAAGGCTTTGCGGAGGTGCAGTGGACGGAGGCCCCTCCATTCGACAACATCTCACAACAGTCGGTCGAGCAGGCTCCCGTCGAGGTGAACGGTAAGTTCTTGCAAGTGTGGGCAATCGAGGACCGCACCTCCGGGGAGGCGGCGGCTCGACTCGCGGACGCCAAAGCAGCCAAAAACAACCAGATCAACGCATGGCGCCTTGCGGCCAACCGGAGCACGTTCCTGCACGGGGGCAAGACCTTCGCGTGTGACGAACTTAGCCGCAGCGACATCGACGGCGTGACCTCATTTGTAACGCTGAACGGGGCGCTGCCTCCGGGTTGGCCGGGTGGTTGGAAAGCCCAAGACAACACCTACTACGCGATCACAGATGTGGCGGGGTGGACCGCGTTTGTCGGCTCCATGGTGGCTGCGGGCAACGCTCACTTCGCTAGATCCCAAACGCTCAAAGCACAACTGGCGACAGCAACCACGACGGCAGAGATAAACGCAATCCAATGGTGATGCATGGCCAAGCTCGCACTCTACAAAGGCAAAGGGAAAATTGGCAACGCGTTGATCCGCGCCTGGACGCGGAGCGAGTACAGCCACTGCGAGCTGGTGGTAGGCGGCATCTGTTACTCCTCGAGCCTCATGGACGGCGGGGTGCGATGCAAATACATCACGCTCGGGCCAGATCACTGGGACATCATCGAGCTGACACCCAAGTACGACAGAGCCATACTGACGTACTACGAGAAGACCCGCCAATACAAGTACAGTTGGTTGGATCTGATTCGCAGCCAGATGTTCAATCTCGCCATGGACGAAGAAGGCGCTGCCTTCTGTTCGGAGTGGTGTGCGGCGGCTATCGGCCTACCAGAGCCAGCGACGTTCAGCCCCAAGACGCTTGCTGAATTTGTCAAATTTCTCACTAACAGCATCCCCCAAAAGAGTTAACTCCGTGTACCATCGCAGGTCACAAATGAGTTCCCGCTGGGGTAAATATGCTAACATGCGACACCGATGAGCAACTTGTAGGAATTCTCCTCATGCGAGACGATGAAATCGAATTGACCGAACGGGAGATGGCTGTGGCCAAAGCCGCAGCTAGACTCGCAGTCAAGGAGATCACCGATGATTTCTACAAGGGTGTCGGGCGCACTGTCGTTAACCGCCTCTTGATCGTTTTGGGCGCCGCGGTAGTCGGCGTTGCATACGGTAAGGGGTGGATTCAACTCCCCTCCAAATGATCAATTCCCGCAGCCTCTACGACCTCCACCCACCTGTTGCGCAGCGAGCTGCGGCGTTCAAGGAAGCCTGTGCTGAAGCCGGCATAGATGTCCTGATTACCTCCACCTTCCGCGACAGCGAATCCCAGGACGCCCTCTACGCGCAGGGCCGCACGGCTCCCGGAGCCATCGTCACCAACGCCCGCGGCGGCGACTCATACCATAACTGGAAGTGCGCGTTCGACTTCGTGCCGATCACCAACGGCAAGCCGATGTGGAATGACCTGGACACTATCCGAAAGTGCGGAGCCATCGGTGAAAAGTGTGGACTCGAATGGGCCGGACGCTGGCACACCTTCAAGGAAATGTTGCACTTTCAGTACACCGGCGGCCTGACGCTGACCGAACTCAAAGCTGGCAAAATCCCTAAATAGGAGCTAACATGGAGAAGTTTTTAGCAATCCTGTCGCTGTTCCGAAAGGGGTCAGAAGTTGGCAACCCGGAGTCCTGGAAGACTGGCCAAGTCACGGCGAACGCTGTGGGCGGCTTCATTCTGGCTCTGGTCACAGTCGCAAACGACTTCGGCGCCAATCTACCTGTTTCTGACGCACAAGCACTGGCTATTGGCGGCGGCTTTTTTGCCCTTGTTAACGTCGTGCTCACTGTGGTTACAAGCAAGCGGGCCGGCCTCCCCGCCAAGCAACCTGAGCTGCCACCCGACGATAGCACCCGTACTGGTGCGTGATTGTCGGGCGGACGACTTCAGGTCTTTTGAGGCTTGTGTGATAGGCGTAAAGGTCGGAGTGGCCTGCGCCTTCTAGGAGAACTCATGGAACAACTGATCGCTGTCGTCAACGTCCTTCGCATCGTCGCCCCGATCCTTTCGCAACTGATCCAAGCAGCAGAGCAGATGCTGCCGGCCTCCGGCAAGGGAGCAGCCAAACTCGAACTGGTACGCGGGTGGATCAACGCTGCCTTGGAAGCCGACAAGGCCCTGGCCCCACAACTCGCTGTGGCGTGGCCTGCGGTGCAGACCGCTGTGGCCGTGATCGTCGCTGCATACAACGCCTCCGGCACATTCAAAAAGGCAAGCTGATGGCTGTGATCCCGCTCAAAGTGTTCTCGGGCGAGGTCCCGCAGAAGCCGCCCCACCTGCTCGAAGACGACAACGCCCAGCAGGCGGTAAACTGCGACTTCTCCCACGGCAACCTTCGCCCCCTGGCAGCAGGCTTCTTCTTGAAGTCCATGGCCAACACTGTGCGCGGGATCTACACCGAGGACGGCCTCAACTTCTTCACATGGCCGATCGACACGCTGGCCTACAAAGGCCCGGTGGTGGATGACACTTTCCGCCGGGTCTATTTCTGCAACGCCAACGGGCTGTTCGTCACCCAGTCGGACCAGATGCGCCTGAACGGCGGTGAGCCAACCACGGCGTACAAAGTCGGTGTCCCTCCACTGACGGTGGCCCCCACGGTCAAACTATCCAACCGCACGTCGCTGCCGGACTACCCAGGTGCTACGATCAAGCTGCGGTTCTTCCGGGACTACCAGGGTAAGCGCTACGACGAGCAAGACATCTCTGCCACGTCGAGCACCGAATACTACGAGTACACCTTTACTGAGCCTGCGGCCAGCTCGAGCACCGGCAGCGCTCAAAGCGTGTCCAAGCGCACGGTGTACGCGGGGGCAGTCGGCAAAATCAGCACCGGCGACGTTCTCGCGTCGCCCATGAGCAGCATCCTGATCGCTTCGGCCACCAAATGTACGATCGTTGCCACAAGCGTCGTAGTCGATGGCGGGGCGGACGAGCTGTTCTACACCAACGCAGACGGCGTGGCTGTAACGTTCTCTGAGCTGTTGGCGACGGTGGGCTCTGCGGCGTCCACTCCAGAGTCGGCCAGCCCTGCGGTCCAAGTGACACTCTACGACCCAACGTCGAAGCAAGACATCTTCGTGGTGTGTAGCTCGAACGCAAGCTCCGGGTCGATTCACTCGGACGCAATCCCTGGTGGCGTGGAGGCAATCCTGTCCAAAGTGGACGGAACCACCAACCAGTGGAAGGTCAAACTCGACTACGGCATCTACGAGACCCGCGCCTACGTGGTCACACTGGTCAACGCCTGGAACGAGGAGTCTCAGAACTCGGACCCAACTACGGTCAACGTGACGTACATGCAGCAGGCGACGATCTCGTTCCCCTGGCTGGTCACGCAGACTTACGGCCTCATGGTTCCGAACCGCTACCGGATATACCGTTCCACGGCAGGGACTAGCCCGACGTACCTGTCTTGCACCACAGCGCCACAAACACTGAACCCAGTGAATGGAACGGTCACGTTTGTGGACACCCTGATCACGGTCAAGGAGACCGATGCGGTTCTGAAGTCCCAAGACTGGTACATGCCACCTGACGGTCTGCGCAACCTGACGGCCATGCCTAACGGGTTCTTCATGGCCAGCAAGGGCAACACGGTGTACCTGAGCGAGCCTTACCGCCCCTGGGCATGGCCCTACAGCATGACGTTCCCGTCGTCAGTTGTCGGCATCGTCGCCACGGAACAGACCGCGGTAATCACCACCACGTCAGCGCCCTTCGTTGTGAACGGGGTGAACCCGGACGGAATGGCCCAGTCTCGTCTGCCGATCCAGCAAGCCGGTGTCAGTCAATACACCACCGCCACACTCGAGGGCCAAGTGGTGTTCGCGTCGCACGACGGCATCGTCGCCGTAGCGGGCCTGAACGCTTCGCTCAACTCAAGTCAGCAGTTGTTCCGGCGCGACAACTGGCGTGATCGCTACGACGTGGTGTTGCCTTACATGAAGTGGGCGGTCTACGACGGCGCCCTGGTGGGCTTCTCGACCACGACACAAGACAGCTTCGTCATCCGTATGGACGAAAACATCGGTGACTACACACAGCTTCGGCTGCAAGTGGACTCCGCGTTCTACCTGCCACAGAGCGACCAGCTCTACTACTCCCAAGGCAACTCGCTGTACCAGTATCGTGGCGGCGCAGCCATGACCTACGACTGGTGGTCCAAAGACTTCATCGTACCCAAGCCGCTGAACTTCGGCGCAGTGTACGCGCGGGTGGATGAGATGACCTCCTTGTCGGTCTACATCGACGGCGTGTTCTGGTGCACGATCCCACTGCCGGCTACGGGCTACTACCGCCTACCTTCGGGTAAGAAGGGGCGCCGCTGGTCGTTCCGCCTCCAGGGTAAAGGTAACGTGAACGAGCTTCATGTGGCTGAGACGCTGAAAGAATTGGCCAATGTCTGATCCCAAAGTCCCAACTCTCCCGCCACTCAGCGACATCTCCGACGCGAGCACCCAGCGGGCGCTCGTAGCGCTCAAGGGGATGATGGACGTGCGCAACGGTCACATCGGGAGCGGGGACGAAGCGTTCATCACCAAGGCCCAGCTCAAGGATCTGGTGAGCAACAACTTCTCGAGCCTATCCAATACCTACAGCTACAGTACGGGTAGTGGAGTGGATGGTACAGGGAACTCGGGGGCTGCGGGTGGCGGCACGAATACACGCCCCGACATCGGCGGGATACTCGGCTACCTCCAAGGGTCCATCACGGAGTCCATGCTCTACAAGAAGCTGGGCGACCGAATTGACAAGATCGACGCGCCAGCCACAGGACTCATCACGCAGGTTGGCAAGGCTCGCGCGGGAATCGCCGCGGAGACGTTCAACCGAGTCAACAGCGACAACGTGATCGTGCAAGCCATCAACACCATCTGGGGTGTGGTGGGCAACTCCAACGCTCTTGTTCAGAGCGGCAGCTCGGTGACGTTGAACAGCTACGCGGCGCAGGCTGACCAGTGGAACCAACTCCAGGCGCAGGTGGGCGAACACTCCACACTGATCCGCCAGGAGGCTACTGCGCGAGCCGACGCGGACGGCAAACTCATGGCCCAATACTCGGTCAAGATCGACCAGAATGGGTATGTGTCAGGCTTCGGGCTGTCGTCCGAGACCCCGACGGCGGGGCCCACCACGTCGAGCTTCATCGTCCGCGCGGACAAGTTTGCGATCGGGTCCCCGAGCGGCCCAGGCATCACGCCAAAGGTGCCGTTCATCGTCACCACCACACCAATCTCTCGCCCGGACGGGACTACGATCCAGCCAGGGGTCTACATGGATTCGGCCATGGTGGACTCGCTGTACGGCACGTACATCAATGCGGGTACGCTTGACGCCGGCACCATCTACTCTGGCAGCCAGATCGTTGATCGCTCATCCAAACAGCCGATCCTGTCCACCACGGCCACGAGTTGGGGCGCGACTATCATTAACTCGGTGGTGTCTCCGGTCACATGGTCCACGTTGCGCATGTACGGCCCAGGTTGGCACAGCTCGGTGCCCGTGAACCAACGAGTGCGGTACGCACAGTCCGGCGTCAACCCGGTGGCGTTCACGATCATGGCGTCAGCTACCATCGACCATTGGTTCACGATCTGGGCCCGGTACAACACCGGCACATGGGTTCCGATCACAACGGTACAGGAGCCACAGAGCGGTTACGGCTCGGCTACGGCGGTGATCTCTGGGACCACGTTCATGGACACAAACGACTACTTCGACATCGGCGTGTCGGCCACCGACTCCTCGGGTGCGGTGTGGAACGCGGGCGCGTCGGATATTCGCTACCTCACCATCTCTGTTAGCGTCACCAACATATGATCACCGGCCCGTTCTACCTCTACGCCCAACCCAACGGCATCCCCGACGTGTCGCCGTATGAGCTGCAACTCGCGTTGTTCCCTGGGTACACCTTTGTCGGCAAGTACGACACACGCCCCAATGTGGATGGCAAGCTGTTCTTGGACGGAGAGTTCCGCACCCCAGGCTTACCATACTCCATGCAGCGGGCCCAAGCGTACCCAGCGATCGGGGACCAGTTAGACGCCCTGTGGAAGTTGATTGGTACAGCAACTGATCTTCCAGCAGAAACACGCGACATGCTAACGAAGATCCAAGAAGTCAAGAACGCCTATCCGAAAGTTGACGACACGAAGTAGAATCGTCGAATGGACACACCAGAACTGAATCGACTTCATAAGCACGTTCCACTCATCGCCGGTTTCCTAAAAGGCGACCAGCGGGCGACTGATTTTGTCGTCTTGGTGTTCCGTGCGCTCCACGTCTGGGACGATCTGATCGACCAGGACAAAAAGCCGACGGCGGACGAAATCAACTCCGTGTTTTGGGATTTGCTGATTGAGCTGCCAAGAGACCAGTTCTACATGAGCAACTTCCAGTACCTGAACGCCACCTTGGTCAACGCAGTGATTAACTGGCACGCGGCCACGGACCTGGAGCGTAACGGCGGGGACCACGACAAGTCCATCGCGTTCATCCTGCGCGGGGCGTACATCGACATTGTTTCTGCCGCGGCCCTCTTGGTTGGAGGTGTGGAGTGGGCGAAACAAGTAACGCCGGCCATTCGGCGCTGGGCACACGAGGAGACCTACTCGATGTACCTGGACAACCTCAAAGCCGAAACGGAGGCGCGAAATGTGTGATAGCGGCGGCAGCTCCCCCTCGAAAGAGCAAAATGATATGTACGCCGCCACGGCGCACCAAGCCAATCTGGCTTCGGGCGCTTACGAGCAGTACGGTCTCCCAGGCATCGCTCGGATGGAGCGACAAGGCAACGACTACAAGTCGAACGCTAACAAGTCTCGAGTCTCGGACACGGCCATGGCGGACAGCGCGGCGGCCTACGGCAACGCCATGCGCATGGCGGACGCCAACCAATCCGGGTATGGAGGCCCAACCTCGGAACGTGCAGAGGCCGTTCGCCGCGGTGGCGCGGCCACTCAAGCTGCCGGTGCTGCCGGTGCTGCTGAGAACGCCCGCGAGAACCAAGACCGCATGGGTAATGCCTTGCTGGCCGACTCCACCAGCTTGGGCCTGGGGCAAGCCGCTACAGCGCAGAACGCCATGAACGCGGCCTCGAGCACAGCCAACGCGATGCAGAACCAGAGCAACTGGGGCGCTCAACAGAACGCGAACGCCTGGGGTTCAGCCGCCGGCGCCGCAGGCTGGGGCATCTCCAACTGGAGCAAGATCAAGGAATTCTTCGCGGCCGACGGCGGCGAGGTCCCCGAGCGCGGGTACGCGGGCGGCGGCCCAGTGTCTCCAACCTCTCCACGCTTCAGTGGCGCGGCGGGGCTCAACCCCAACAACATTCAGCCGGTACAGAACCCCAACCCTCCCCCCTCATCGGGCGGCGGCCCCTTGGGCTCGGCGATGAGCACCATGAGCGCCCTCAACACGGCGACCAAGTTGGTGGACAAATACTCATCGGGCCTGACAGGCGCTCAGACAGCCCCCGTCTACAGCCCAGCGGCTCCGGTCGGCGTGGATCTACCTTCGATGGGCTCTATGGCCGGCATGGAAGCCGCGCCCACAGGTGCCGCGCTGTCCGGCGCAACCGGTGTAGGTGAAGCCGTTGGCGGAGCCGCCGGTCTCGGAGAAGCCGCAGCCGGGGCAGGACTGGCCGCAGAGACCGCAGCCGCTACAGGCGCCGCTACCGCAGCTACGAGCATTGCCCCAGAAGCCTTGGCCTTGTTGCTCTTACGCGAAGGTGGCGCAGTCCCCAAGGCGGGCATTGGCCGCGGCAGCCGCCTGACCAATGGCAGAGCAGAGAACCCCAGCGGGGGCACAGTCCGAGGCGCCGGTGGCCCCAAGGACGACATGGTGCCCGCCCGCTTGTCGCCCGGCGAGTTTGTAATGCCCGTCGAGGCTGTAAGCCATTTTGGCTTGAAGAAGCTGGAATCCATGAGGCAGGAAGCCTTGCGTAACCCACGGAGAAATTGATGTCCACTGTTGATGAACTGATCGCCAAGTACAACGCCGAGCCCGTCTGCGGCCGTTTGATTGCCCGTGTAGGCGGTCGCAACGAGTACATCGCTGACTACGGCCCCACCGGTTTCATGCTGACCGAAGTTGGCTTGAAGCTCGAAGAAGGCATCTTGCAAGCGGACGCCCGCCCGGCCAGTACCGATGAGTTTGCTGCGCCCGTCGAGGCCCCCAAGGCCAAAACCCGTGCGAAGAAAGCCGCTGCGGCCGAAGACACCCCCGTCAAAACTGACAGCGACGACTTGAGCGGTCGATTGGACGAAGCTCTGGGTCAATAAACTGAGAGGCCACCATGGCAGGACTGATGAACTTTGGAGCCGCAGCCCGCGGCCTAGTTTCGGGTTATGAGCAGGGCACCAAGTTCCGTCGTGACGAGGAGGCCGCTCAGTTTGCTGAAGAACAGCGCAATCGTCAGCGCAAAGACTGGCAAAAGGCAGATACCCTGGAGAACGAACTCTCCCAGGACGCCTACGCTTACGGCGCGGGCGACGAGGGCCCGGTTCGCACTGAACGCGACCTACCCACCACTCTGAAGGCCCAGGCCGGCACGATGGCCCGCCACGGCAAAGTCAAGGAATCGGCGGAGACCGCCGGCCTTGCTCGTGGGGAAAAGAAGGGTGGCCGAGAGGAGCGCCTGCTCGACAACCGCGATCGCATTTTTGCGGACTATGGCAAGCACCTCGCCATGATCGACGGCGGGGACACTGGACACGTTGACTGGGCCAAGCAGTTCGGCCCGTCGTTCAATGACGACTCCCTGGGTGGCCCCGGCCACGCAGGGTACAAGGTCATGTTCGACCCCACCTATGCCACCGCCCACTACGTCAGCCCTGATGGCCAAGTGGTTAAGACCGGCGAATGGAACTCCGCCAACGCCCGCGTCGCGGCCAAGGCCCTGATGGAAGCGCGTCTTGCGGCCCTGTCCCCTGAGGACTACCAGCAGCAACGAGCTGCCGGCTTGGAAGACCGCAAAGTAGGTGCCACCGAGCTGGGCGCTCGCGCGACCATGCGCAACGCCGAGACCCAGGAACGGTTCCGCCAAGACCAAGCGCCATTGCTTGCAGCCCAGGCTCGCGCGGCGGACTCTCAGGTCGGACTCAACGCAGCCCAGGCTCGCGCGGCGGACTCTCAGGTCGGACTCAACGCAGCCCGTGCCGCGGGTGGCGGTGCGAGCGGGGCGGTCAACAACGCCCTGGTGGATCTTGCAGGCAAGTACGCCGAACTCACGCCGGAACAACAACGCGGCGCCGAGGGGCAGACCATCATACGGCAAGCCGCCATCCTCAAGGCCAAACTCGACCCACTGACCGTGCTCAGTGACAACAAGCCCGGCAAGGCCCCAGTCACATTGAACGATGCCCAGAAACTCGCGTACCCGAAGTACGTTGAGCAAGTGCTGGCTAACCCGAAGATGACCACCAGTGAACGGGCAGCTTTGGGCGCCAAGCTCGGGCTGACACCCGAAATCACCGGGGCGCAGCCAGTGGACTATGTTTCCGCGTTCCAGGCGGGCGGCCCCGGTAAGGGCGGAACATCCACCAAGCCCGGTCCAGTGGCAGGCACACAACCTAACACGTCGGACAAGACTACTAACGCGCTGCGTTCGCTCGTACAATCCGGGGTAGGTATCCCCGGAGCGCCACAACCTGCTGTACCCGACTGGGCGAGCATGGAGCCCCAGCAACCGGGCTTCGGACTACCGGGATACCGCCTACGCTAAGGACACTCATGCCGACGATCGACGAAATCCGCTCCGCTGCCCCATGGACCCAGGGGCTCTCTGATGTTGAAATCCTCGATCACGCGGCCAAGATGACCGGCCAGCCTCTCGAGGCTGTAGCGGCGGACTTCGGCGTCAAGCTCAACCAGACGCGCAATCCCCTGGCGGTCGCCAACGACACGGTGATCGAAGCGGTTAACGCGGGTGTGGGTGGAATCAAAGCCGTGGGGGACTTTGTTTCCCCTGGCAACTCCATGTCCCAGGGCATCGCAGGGCTCATGCGCCAAGGTGAGCGCTCACAGTCTCTGCCGGTTCAATACCAGAAACACCTCCTCAATCAAGCCCTGGATTCGGGTAGCGTGGGTGAGGAGTTGAAAGGCGTCGGCCGGTACGTCGTCAACAACCCACTCCTTTCCGCGGCCCAGGCCGCCGGCAACATAGCCGTACCCGGCGCAGCCATTAAGGGCGCTCGCGGCGCTGCTGGGTTGATGCGCCTTGGTGATCAGGCCATAGCTCGCGCGGGCATAGGCACCAGCATGGGCGTAAGTGCCGCAATGGGCGGCGGCGACGCAGCGGGCGACGCTTACGACGCCGTAATGAATTCCCAAGCACTGGCAGACGTACCCCTCGCGCAGCGCCAGATCATGGCCACTGACGCGGCCCGCAAAGCCAGCGTCGTTCCTGCTGCTATCGGCGCGTTCACCGGTCGCGTAGGTGCGGAGGGAGCCCTGGCTCGTAACGTTTCCAAGGGCGTACTCAAGACGGCCGGCGAGGAGTTTCTGTCCGAAGGTTTTGAGGAAGGCGCTACCAAGCTGTCGGCCAACCTCGCCGCGAGCCAATACGACCCGTCAATCCAAGCGTTCAAAGGGGTTGCAGGTGCGTCGGCCCTCGGTGGCGTCATGGGCGCTGGCACTGGTGCTGCTACAGCCGTGGGGCTCCGCCAACCTAAGAGCCTGCTCCCCGGCGCGAACCCGAACGCGGTCAACACGGACGGCACGCAGAACACCGCAGTGCCTCAGTTGGGCTACAACCCTAATGCGGGCGCCATGACCGTGTTCCCTGACGGATCGGTAGCTACCAGTGAAGAAGCAGCGTTCCAGCGTCGGTATGCGCCCCAGTCGTCTGATGGCAGTTTTGATTATGCCCCTGTAGGGTTTCCGAAGCAGTACCCGGAAGCACCCTACAACTACCAGAACGCCGTTCCGTGGGAACCGACCCATGTGTTGCCTGGGGCAACTCCTACGCAAGCAAACCAAACCCAGGTGCCACTGATGTCAGGGCAGCCGGATATGTTCGACCCCCTCCACGATCAAGCCAACGGGCCTGCGATGGTGGAGCAAGAATCGGCTCCGGTTGAACAGGATACGCAAACTCTGCCGTTGTTCCACAACGCTCGTGATGCTGAGATCACTGCGGTACTGCGCAACGCCAACGGCGGAAGAGCCAACAAAAACTTGCTTACGTTCGCGCAGCGGTTCAAGCAGGCGATGAACGACCCGCAGCAGCTCGAGGACTTGCTGGCAAACACCAAATTGGTGTCCGGCGACGTAGTTGAGAAGGCCGCCGAGCTGGCGGAGATTTACCGCAGCCAGGCTCTACAGATGATGCGCGACCGCAACTCTGAGAGCGCGGAACCCACGACCACCCTGGCAGATCAGATCGCGGAACCCACGACCACCCTGGCAGATCAGATCGCGGACACGGACGCCCGCGTTGCTGGTGCAGAACAACAGCGGGCCCAAGCGGAGCGACTCGACATTCTGAACCGAGTGCTCGACGACCCAACTACGAAGAACCCCGCCGCGCGGTTCCAGGCTGCGTTGCGCAAGCTAGGGTACACCAACACAGTGGTCAGCGAGCAAGAGCTGGCCCGCATCCAGCGACACGAAGACATCCGTACTGCGCTCGCTGACACCGTGGAGCACACGCCCAATGAGATGGATGTGGAATCGTTGGTGCCTGAAAAGAAGGTCAAGGTTGTTGCGCCCGCGCCCACAGCCAAACGCGGAAACCCACTGACCAACCCGGCGTACTTTGAGCTTACGAAGTCCCCTGGCCCAATGGACGTTGCCGCAATCGAGCGCGCTGAAGCCAAGCGAGACCGGAAAGCCGCCACGCAGGCTGAATCCGAGGCGCCCGCGCCCACTGCCAAGGGGCAAGGTGAGTTGTTCACCAAACGCGGTGAACCCACAGCTAAGGCTGACTGGCAACGCCAGCAAGCGAAAGCCGAAAACAAAGCTGCACCCGCCGCCAAGCCGGCTACTAAGCCTGCACCAACAAAGAAGGGACCCGATGCCGCCGCCAAGACTCAGGACACTCGAAAGAAAGCAAGCCCGCCGACAACGACGGAAACTACGAATGAAGACCTTACGAGCAACGTCACCGAGAGCCCTGAACAGCAACGTGAGCGCCTCACCGGCCGGCTCAACAAACTGATCTCTGGCAAGACGGCCCTGGATCTTCAGGACGAGGCGGCCATCGCCGACGCGATTGAACGTGGTGATTTCGACGAGGCCAAGGCCAAGCTGCATGACGTTGAGACCGCAATCCGCGAGCGTCGCTACCGCACTCAGGCCCAGGCGGCACCGGCCAACGCCATCAGCCATTCTGCGCTTGAGCGCATCGTCGCCAGCATCGAACGCGCCCTGGGCGGGCATGTCAGCGTCGCCATCATGGATGACGTAACGCAGTTCGACCCCAAGCAACGCCCAGGCTCCCGTGCCGGTGTGATGGATCGCGGCAACATCATTCTGTTCCGTAGCGGCATCGCCAGCGGCATCGAAGGTCAGAAAACGATCTTCCACGAGCTGTTCCACAAGGGGCTGCGCAAACTGCTGTCCCCCGGTGAGTACACAGGCACGCTCAATCGGCTGTACAACAGCAGCGCCGAGATCCGCGCGATGGCCGACGCGTACCTGAACAGCGCAACCGGCAAAGCTGACACCGCCGGCATGAACACGGCCGACGCCCGCGCCCTGGCGGTTGACGAAGCCCTGGCCGAACGAGCTGAAACCCTGGACCTCAAGCCTAACACAATCCGTCAGATGGGTAACTGGTTGGCCGACGTTGCCGATCGCCTGGGGCTGAAACAACTCGCACAGTGGCTGCGCTCGGCGCCCATGTCACAACTGGACACATTCATCCGGGACACGATGATGGCCGGTATGCAGGTCAGCATAAACTCAGGAACCAACTTCCGCCCTGGCACCAGTGCCTTCGATCGCTGGCTCGGCAACTACGACCCGACGAACCCCGACATCCGTTATCGCACCGTCACTGAAGCCCGCGAGTCCATGGCGGACGTTCTCAAGTACGACGTGCTGGATCGGATGCGCCGTGGCAAGCTGGGGTTCGCGTTCCTTCGCAACATCGCGGAGAAGTACCAGGGCAAGCTGGCGAGCGTGGCTCCCCACGTCAAGTCTGTGCTGTCCATGGGCGCAACTGCCGAGGCGTACCGCGACAGCGCTTTGAAGGTCCAGGACGCCCTGGACGCCCTGCCCGCAGCGCACCTGAAGCAAGTCACCGAGCTGATGGCCGACGCCACCGTGGCCAACGTAGCAATCGAGGGCACCAACGCTCACTTGGCTCCCAAGGAACGGGTAGCCGCCCAGGCGCTCAAGGACCGCTTCGACGTGTTGACCTCACAGCAGAAGACCGCGTACCGGCTCGCCCGCGACACCGCCAAGAAGTTCTGGGCTGACCGCGCCGAGCTGATCAAGGCCACCTCCAACTCGATCTACAAGCCGCTGCTCGACGATGCCCGCGCCGCAGGCGACACCAAGAAGGTCAAAGTCCTTGAGCGCGAGTTGAACGCCTACTTGGCTGAGACCGATCGACTGCTCAACAGTTTGTCCGGTGATTACTTCCCGCTGCTGCGCCACGGTGACTGGCTGGTGGTGCGCAAGTCCAAAGAGTTCACGGATCTCCAGAAGCAGCGCGATGCCGCCTTCGACCACCTGAACACTCTGCTGGACAAGTACGAAGTTCCACGAGACCGGACTCAAGCCAAGCAAATCCGCGCGTACAACAAGAAGCTGGAGAAGGCCGGCGAGGAGCCCCTGGGTAACTTCACGCCGGAGCAGGCCGAGGAGATCAAGCAGGCGCGCAGCGAGTACCACAAGCTCGAGTCCGAGCTGGAGGCCATGAAGGGCAAGGAAGGCCATTACTACGTGGCCGCCTACGAACGCAAGTCCGAGGCCGTGGCTGATCAACGCAACAACGGCGGCGAGCTGTCACTCAAGCAAGACCACCACCGCGAGCTGAACCCCATCACTCGGGCCGCCCTGGGCCGCCTGGAGGAGTCGATGGCTGCCACCATGCGTGGAGCCGGTAACGTGGAGGCGCTACGTGACGCCAAGCGAGCCATGTATCAGATTTTCCTGACGCAGCTCCCCGACCGCTCGGCGATGAAGCGCGAAGCCAAACGTAAAAACGTCGCTGGTTTTGACCGCGACATGAAGCGCAACATGGCCCAGTCGATGATGACGGACTCGTTCTACCTGTCTCGTCTCAAGCACATGGACGACGTGATGGGTACGCTGAACGCGGTGCGCACTGAAGCCCGTGAGAGCGGCGACGCGCATCTGCAGGAGGTCGGTGAGGAACTCGCCCGCCGCCAAGCCAAGTCCATGGAGTTCGTTGATACCCCACTGCAAGACAAGGCCAGCGCCTGGACGTACTTCGCAACCTTGGGGGCCTCACCCGGCTTCCTGCTGTCGAACATGCTCCAGCCTTTCATGGTATCCGCGCCCATGCTGATGGCTCGCCACTCGGGCAGCATCTCCGCCATGGGTAAAGCCTGGGCTGAAGTGGCTGCGCTCACCAAGTCATCGCTGGGCACCAACAAACGCGGCGAGATCCGCTACACCGACGCCCCCTTCACCCCTGGTGAGAAGGTCATGTTGGACGCGCTGAAGGCGCAACGACTCATCACCACGACGCTGACCCACGATCTGACCACGATCGCCGACGGCGGCAAGGCTGCCAAGTGGGCCCAACGCGTCGCGGCGCCCGGCCACTACATCGAAGTGCTGAACCGCATGAGCACCGCCCTGGCGGCCTACCGCCTGGAGCTGGCCAAGACTGGCAACGAAGCCATGGCGCAAAGCTACGCCGAACGCGTGCTGGCCGACACCCACTTCGACTACTCGACGGAGAACTCACCCTACTGGATGAAGCCCGGTGCGGTGCCCGTGGGCAAGCTGCTGTTCCAGTTCAAGAAGTACCAAGCGGCCATGATCGCGCTGTACGCTAAGAACATCTCCCACGCACTCAAGGGTGAAACCCCTGAAGTACGCCGTGAAGCCCGTCGCACGCTCCTGGGGCTGTTCGCCACCACTGGCGCAATGGCTGGCTCCTTCGGTCTGCCGGGTATGGGTGCGGTCATGATGGTGGCCAACCTGATCGCCAAGGCGTTCGGGGACGATGACGATGAACCGTTCGACGCGGAAGTGGAGTACCGCAACTGGTTGGTTGATGTGGTCGGCGACAAGACTGTCGCGGACGTTCTGGTCAAGGGGCTGCCGACGCTGCTGGGCGCTGACCTCTCCAAGAAAATTGGTTCGGGCGACTTGATCCCGAACCCTGACGTGGGCAACTCCAAGAACTCCCGCGACGCCTACAAAGAGCTGCTCGCCAGCTCGGCCGGTCCGTTCCTGGGGGGCATCCTCCCCCGCTGGTTCGACGGCGTGGACTTCATGATGAAGGGCGACGTGACCCGCGCGGCGGAGTCGTTCCTGCCGAAGATGCTGGCTGATCCGGTGAAGGCTTGGCGCTTTGGTAACGATGGGGTGACGACCCGCCGCGGCAACGTCATGGTTGGCGCTGACGAGCTGTCTTCGTGGGATCTGTTCCTCCAGGCTTCCGGTGTTACCCCCATGGAAATGTCCGATGCCTACGACGCCCGCAACGCGATCGAGAACCGCAAGCAGGCCATCAGCTCCAGGGCTCAGACTTTCAAAGAGCAGTGGGCCACCGCTTTCAACAAGGGCGACACCGACAAGACATCCTCGCTCCAGGATCGACTGGCCAAGCTCAACGAGTCGCGCACAGCGAGCGGGTTCAAGCCTATCACCTACAGCGAACTGCTCAAGGCGGCCAAGACCCAGCAGGACGTGAACCGCAGCTACCAGACGACTGGCGGGGCGGTCGGCAAGAACGCGAAGCTGGCAGAGCAGGCTCGGTTTGCGCAAGAGGAATAAAAAAAGCCCCGGCGAACCGGGGCTACCAACCAACAGAAAAGTGTCGTTACTCTACCACACCCTGATTGAGCATGGCTTCCACCTCGGCGACGAGCGGTAGCGCCGCCTCCAGGGTGGGACTGATGTGACCCTCACTGTTGGTGAGGTCCTGCAAGATCACTTCGATTTCCTCGATCACTTGACGGCTTTCAGTTGCGCAACCGACTCCATCGCAGAGGTCTCCCCAGCCGTAGCGAGTAGGTCGATTTTGTAACACCGGCTTGGTGCTGTTGCGTAGTCGTTGGTGCCCTTACCGAGAGAGAAAGGCGCGACTTGCAACGAAGCCCACTGGCGCATCACCAGCTCCCCTGTCATCTGGCGGTAGTCCGCTTGGTTTTCTGAACACCAATGACGGATAACGCTGATCGGCAAGTACAACGTACCGGTCTGTGAGATGACACGCCCGACAAGTTCACCTCTTGGAGCGTGAAGAACATGAGCCTTCCCTGCGGCGCCGCCACGAGCGTCCCCCTCACGGTCAGTTACGAGGAATCCCGAGGACAGCTGGTTAACCATGGTGCCGAACTGCTCCAGCACGCTGGTCTCGTTCTCACCCATCAAGTCGCGCATTGTACGCACCTGACGAATGGCCCAATCCAGCAATTTACCGAGGTCGAACTTGATGAGCCCCAGCTTTTTGGCCAGGGTAAGCCCTGTCACGATGGCGCTCATGCCGGCGGCCCAGAACCGCTCATCCTGGTTAATGCCTGCACGGGTAGAAATCAGGTCGCGCACTTTGACGAGGGTATCCCGCACCGTGGATTCGTTCTCCACGATGAACTTGATGTACTCCCGTCCAGCAGCACCCCAGCAGTTGGTGGCCTTACCGAACACGCGATCCGCTTCGACCTTCGACATGACGTTGGCTGGACGTTGGAACTTGAACTCAAAGACTCGAGCGATCTCAGGGTTCGCGTTGGCCTTCGCCGCCGCCAAGGTTGACTGCGCCGAGCGGTTGGAGGTACTGGCCATGATGGTGTTCCAGCCGTACACGTTGGTGCGCAGCCCGCCATCACCTGTGGCTCCAATGCGACCCTGCCCCTGAGAGAAGGTGTACACGAGGTCTGACAGCTCCAGGCCCTTCACGTTGGTCATCTCATCGAGCAGGATAGGGAGGCTCCCCATCAGGCCGATGTAGGCAAACAAACCCTTCGTGGTGGCTTGCTGCTTCGTGATCATCAGGCGCCGCGGGTCCCCGTAGAGGCCTAGGCCCACCATGCCCGCAGTTGACTTACCCAGGCCGGATTCTGGGCTGTAGGCGTTCACCACGCAGCCCGCCATCGTGTTACCCAGGAACTTCACCAGCGGAGCGCCGAAGGCGGTGCCCAGCATCCATTGGTACTGCTCGTTGTTCGGGCGGTTGTACGCCGTGTCCACAGCAGCAACCCAATCTTCAACCGCACCCGCGGGCTCGAACGCTTCGAGAAAGGTCAAGGCGTCACCCTGGACCCGCACGCGCCGCTCGCCTTCTTTGGTGAACAGGGTATCCCCTAAGAGGAACCCGCCATCCTTCTGCCAGCCGAACGTCTTGTAAGCCGCCACCTCATCGGTGGATGCCTTCAACGCGCTGAACCAATCGGTGATGTATGCTTCCATTGACTTCTTCGTTCCGTAATTCGAGACCACACCCTCCCGCCCAAACGCGGCGAACAGGTCCCGGCCGCCGGTACTGATGGCTTCAGCCGACACTTCAAAGCGTCGGTATTTGCCCATGCGCTCCCGGCTGATCCAGGTGGTGCCCACGCTGTCGGTACGGTGGTGCGTCTCGGGCCAGATGAACTGGTTGAGGAACGCAATGTCAGTCAAAACACCTTCGTGGTCCTTCTTCCATTCACACAGCGCATCGTTCTTCCAGGTGTACTTTTCGCGCATCGACTCGGGCAGCTTGGGAATATCGGTGACGATCTCGGGAGAGTCGTCGGCCAATTCTTCCTCGATCACGTCCGACTCCGGCACCACGGTTCCTAACTGGATCGGACTTTTGATCTTTCCAGCGAACTTGCAACCGGCGCAGCCGGCAGGGTTGGCCTGCTCGAACTTAGAGCACGTCGTGGGGCCAGCGGGCCATTGGTCGATCTTCTGCTGCGTGGCTCCGGCTTCGTAGGCCGGGTGGCCTGCGCTCCACTCGTGGCAGAGACGCTCACCGTCGATCACGAACTTGACAACACCCAGGCAGGCGTACCACAGGGGCTCCGACACATCCCCAAGGGAGTTGCGAAAATCCCGGATCTGTTGACACTTGTCCGCCACTTCCTCGCCGGAGGCCGGGGGGTACTCGGTGCCAGCGCTCAGGTCGCTGTTCAGATCACTGGTGACGCGGGGCTCGTGGACCTTCTGGATCGTCAAGCTGTGAGACTTGAACAACGTCATGAGGTGGTCTGCGAAGGCCGCCGCGTCGAGCTGGGCCGGAACATCACCCAACACCTTGACTACCTTGGGGGTGTCGCGCTTGCGGTTGTACGTGCCAACCGGGCGCAGGATGGAGGCGATGTCGGTGGTGCGGGATGGGTCGTGCTTGATCTTGAAGTGCTCAACGACTGCGCGGAACACGCGGGCCAGTCGGCGCCATTGGGTGGCAGGCACATCGGCGTTGAACACCCAGTAGCAGTGAACGCCGTACCCAGAGCTGACCAGCAGGGGGCGGGGCAGTTGGGTCTCGTTGCACATGCGGAACACTTCACTGATGGCAGTGCGAGCGTCCGGGTAGTCCTTCTTCTCACCACAGTCCAGGTCGAGCCACAGGCTTTTGGCCCATCCGGCGTTGTCCTGGGTGCGGTATCGGCGCTTGGGGCGACCGTTGTCGTAGGTCTCGCCGGTCTCTACAAACGCTTCTTTGAACGACGCGCAAGCATGGTAGACAGCTTCTCCCTTGGCATCGGCTTGCTCGGCAATGTCGGCCGCGATGCTGGCTGATTCTGTTGGCTTATGAATCCACGGTTTATCCTCCGCTCTCTTTATGGCTATGAACTTGAACCCCTGCTTAGGCAGGATGTGTGAAAGAAATGCTGCTGTTTCCAAGCTACCCCCGAGGCGAGCCGCATAGGCTAACGTATGACACGCCCTGTTGCAACGACAACCGGGGACGACAAGTCAAGGATTACTGGTTAGCAACCTTGTTCAAAGACTTCATGAGGACCTTTTTGAGTTCCTCGTTTCTGCTTTTCTCGTCAGTGTCTCGAGCCGCGGGTAGCGGCAGCATTTTCAGTTCCACCGCAAGCGCAACGGCTTGCAGCAGGCGCTCCACCTTGGGACGGCGGAGCTTGTGGATGGGGTGCCCGTTGACCCAACTGCTCACGGACACACGGCTGACCTGGAGGAAAGCGCCAAACTCAGCCTGGGTGATACCCGATGCTTTGAGAATGGAGAAGTCCATCAGGCCCTCCAGATACGGACACCTTTGCGAACGCCGGAGTCGGAGCGTTCTTCCACGTAACGTGTGACCAGCTTGATGCCCGCGCGGCGTGCGTAGGAGGCGGCTGCTCGTTGGATGCGCTTCACATCTTCGCGCTTAGTGGCCAGCTCCAGGTAGCTGTGGCCCTCGGCGGCGTTCTTCAGATCCCCGAAAGAGTAGCGTGGGGTCCGGCCGGCGGATTCAACTTTGGGGATCGGGATGTTCTTGTCGATTTGTACTGCCATGATGTTCTCCAAAAAGACGGGCCCGAAGGCCCGCCGTGGTGTGGGTAGGGGTTAGTCGTCCAGCTCGCCGAGCACATCGTCCAGCTCGGACTCCAGGCTGTTCTCGACCACCTTCGCCTTGGGCTTGGCCGCGGGCTTGGCTTCCACGACTTCAGCCACCTCGTCTTCGCTGACGGCCGGCTTGGCCTTCGCCTTGGGCTTCGGAGCTTCCTCCACCTCGTCCTCCGCGGGGGCAGCCTTGACCTTCGGCTTCGGCTTCGGAGCTTCCTCCTCCGCGGGGGCAGCCTTGGCCTTCGGTGCCGAACCCTTCAGCTCGCTCACGGAATCGTCGTCCGCAATATCCACAGGGGCTTCGCCGGGCTGGCCCAGGATCGACTTGATGACGTCACTGCCAACAACGTCTTGCACTTGGTCAAACTCCTCTTGGCTCAGGAAGGACAGCGCCTTGAAGGTCAGCTTCGGAGTAGCCGCTTCGCGGTCGAAACCCAGCTTGGTCAGCACGGCGTTGTAGGGCACGTTGCGCTTGGCCAGGGTCGTACCATAGTCAGCTAGGGGCTTCAGCGATGCTGGCGGAACGCGCAGCAGCATGGGGGCTTCCATGTCGTCCACGTTGGCGATCGCCACGCGGCGGCTGTCAGAACAAGCCTTCAGCTTCTTGCCGGACTCGTCGATCTTGGAGCCCCATTGGTTCTTGGGGCAGGCCGCGCACTTCTTGGATTGCGGCGATTCCACAGAGCTGTCCGGGGCGGTGCCGTCGTGGCTGAAGCAATCAGGCTTGCCATCCGAACCATCCACGTAGCCCTTGGCGTACCAGACTTTGGACAGGCCAGCGTTGGCCTTGAGCAGCACCACGTTGATGGAGGTGGCCGGTTCGTCCTGGTCCGAGGGGTTCATCACCATCTCGCGCTCGCCGCCCTTCACCACGGTGAAGGTCTTGCCCTTGATGGACATGACGGCGAAGCCACCGCCGCCCACGTTGGCGGTCAGTTCGGAGGCCAAAGCCTTAGCGGCTTCGGGGTTCAGGTATGCGGGCAGCTTGGCGGATTCAAAGGGGACGATTTGGGTCATGTTGGTTTCTCCTGTTGGTCAGTTGTTGCGGTTGTGGCAGCCGATGCGGACAGTGCGGTCAGCATGCTCAACCAGGGTTTTCAGCGTATCCAGCTTCTGAATCACGGTGCCGTCGGTGTGGTCCACCAACACGCGGCCGATCAGCTCCGCCAATCCAAACAGCACTTCGGGGGTCTGAAACCCTTTGTTGCTGATCGCATCTCCGGCGGTACGCCACACGCCGGCGATTTTTTCTTTGTTCACAGAAATTTCCATGGGGGGCTCCTATTTGCCACGCCGCACACCGACGACCACTTCGGCGCTGTAATTCAGGCCGGGTGGGAGGTCCTCGTTGGCGGTTTTGTACTCCTCCACAGCCTTCTTGGAGGCGCGGAGGTCTGCCAGTTCCCAGGCGTTGTTCGCAAGGATGAACGCCCGGAAGACTTCACGGTCAGCCACTGTACAGCTAGAGCGCGTCGAGCGGTAGCAGGTGCCAGCAGCGGTACGAACCGACTCGGTGCCCGTTTCCTCGAAGTGGTTGAGCATCACGCCCTCCACCTTCTTGAGCAACTCCTCGATTCGCTCGATTTTGCCGTCGTACTCGGCCTTGATAGTGGCCTTCTTGTCACGCAGGGCGACGTACTTCTCGACCAGTGTGTTTATGTTCATGGGATACCTTTCGTTGGTTGGTGCGTTAATTATAGTGTGAGACTAACAGCATGTCAAGTCAGTTGTCTCTCATTTCACTTTTTATCAAGTCTAACAGAACGCCTTGCATTTCTCCGCGGTGTTCTAAGCGATTGTACATCTTCCGTTCTACATTACTACCCTCCAAATGAATGATGTGCTGGTGCAATGTTTGCCCCTGACGGGTGATTCGGCCGCACGCCTGCTCGTAGACGGAATAGTCATTCGTTGGTATGTACCAAGTGATGACGTTCGCCCTCGTTAGCGTGAGCCCGTGGGCCATACACTTCGGGTGAGCTACTAACACCTGGAGCCCGTTAGCAGTGTTCTGGAACTGGCTGAAGATCGTGTCACGTTCGGCCTTCGGGGTCTCCCCGTGGACCACGCCCACTTCATACCCATCGGCGCGGAGTTCTTCCGCGATCCGCTCCAAGCCGCCTGTCAGTGGTACATAGACAATCACTTTTCCATCGGCAGACTCAATGATCTCTTTGACTGCAGCGATCCGCTCCGGGGTGGGGAGAATCATCCGGCCACCGTCGTCTTGGTACGCCACGCCACACGCCACTTGGACGAGCTTCATGGTCTTGACCGCCTCGTTGATTGCAGTCACTTGTCCGCCCTCAAACTCCGCCCGCAGCGAACGCACCATGTCCTCGTAAGCCTTCTTCTGTTCAGTGCTCATCTCCACATGGCGGGTGGAGAACGTGCAAGGCGGCAAGTCCAGGCACTCCTCGCGCTTGAACAGGATCGACGGCTGCATCGCCTCTTTGACGATGTGCGCCGCGTTGTCCCTGGGGGCCCACTTGAACTGGTTGATCTGGCGCATCACGAGGTCACGGAACCTCGAGAAATACTTGGGCACCTTGTCTGGTGCGATCAGCCGGCACTGCGCCCAGGCGTCCGTGGGAGCCTTCGGCGTCGGAGAACCTGTCATGCCCCACACCCAGCGGCGGCTGGTGCAGAGGGAGTTGAGCGCCTTCCAGCGATCGGTGCTGGAGTTACGGAACTCAGCCAGCTCATCCACGATCACCGCGTCGATGTCGTCGCGGGCCTTGAGGTCGTCCAGTAGAACTTTCACCCCGTCGTGGTTGATGATGTACACGTCCACGTCTTGGGCCAGCAGCTTCTGCCGCTTGGCTTTCGACCCATGGAGCACAGCGCACTCCAGATGAGGGAAGTGGTTGAAGATTTCATCAGCCCACACTCGGTCCAGGGTGGACAGGGGGGACACCACCAACACCTTACGGCACAGGCCTGCTTTGCGAAGGTAGTCCACCGCCCACAGCACCGAGAGGGTCTTGCCGGAGCCGATCTGGTTCAGAACGAACGCACGACTGTGCATCGTCAGAAACTCAGCCGTCACAGCTTGGTGCTCGAACGGCTTGTAGCGCCCAGACCACTCGTAGTAGTGGCGGATCGGGAAGGGCACCTTAAAGCCAATGTTGTTGAGGACTTTGACTTCCTCGTCCTTGTGCGGGACCGCCACCAGGGTACGACCCTTGTAAACGAACGTCTTGGCTGTAGGAATAATCGTGGTGATCCGCTCAGGGTCGCGGCTGTTGATCACCACCTTGCGGTGTTTCTTAGAGATCAGCATTGCAGAAAATTAACCATGGCTCGCGCCGATTCTTCGTTGTGGAACGGGCCATAGACTTCAGCCTCGCCGGAAGCCCACCACACCACGTAATACTCGCGGCTAACAAACGGCCACTTCCAGGCCCACACCCGTTTATAGAACAAGATCATAGTCGGAACCCGTCCATCGTAAAACCTCCACAGCTCTTGCGGCGTCTCCGCCATTCGGGACAGGAGTGCCTTTGACCCCCACGACTCTGCGGTTTGGTAGAACTCCCACTTCGTCATACCGACATCCTCATCGCCACCGAGATGGCTTGGATGTGCTGCCGAAATCGCTCTGGGTCCGAAGTATCAATCGCAGGGATCTTGAACAAAATCGGGTCCTCCTTCGGCTCCTTGGTGCGCACCAGTGCCACCAGCAGTACGTCCCTAACGAGGTCCTCGCGGGTCCGTACCTGGAACCCGTTTCTGTGAGCGGGACCTATCAGCTCGAGCCGGAGCTGGTCCTCCGCGCTCCAATGAATAATAGCCATGCGAACCCGGCCTTTCTGTCGTACTACAAACTGTTATATAATGCGCTCCGATTCCCCGATAGCTCAGTTGGTAGAGCGACGGACTGTTAATCCGTACCTCGCAGGACATTATCTATTGTCCTGGACGATTCCATCAAATGCCCCACTTTTAGGTGGGCGTATCGACGAACCATCTGTACCGATTTCCAGCCGCCCATTTCCTGGAGCGCGTACATCTGCACCCCTGCCTGAGCCAGCCACGAAGCCCATGTGTGCCTCGTCGCATCGTGCCACCGGAACCCCACTATCCCTGCCCGCTTCAAGGCGTCCTGCCATGCCCTGGTGTTGACGTTGCGCACCGGCTTGCCGCAGTAGGTGAAGACCCACCGGTGGTGCTTGCCTATCTGCTTCGTCAGGACGGACATGGCCACGTCGTTCAGTGGGACCCCGAGGGGCTCACCGTTCTTCGTGTCGGGCACATACAGCGCCCTGGCGTCCATGTCCACCCAATCCCATTGCATATGCTTGACGTTGCCCTGGCGTAGACCGGTGGCGAGTGCGAAAAGGAACATATCCGCGGCGTGCGGTTGCAGCTCCTGAATCAGTCGCTGCACCTGTTCTTTCGTCAAGCTCCGAATTCTCCGCTTGGGCTCCGGGTACGTCTTGAGCGCTGGCATCGCGTCCAACCACCCCCACTCTCGTTGCGCGGCTCGCATGATCGCTCGGATGAGCGCCACATACCGGTTACGGGTGGCAGGGGTGTTCTTCTGCTCTACCACTTTTCGCACCATGTCTCGGGTGATGTCCCTGAGGCGGCGACCTTCAAGATGCGGGCCCAACCAATCCAGCTTTGCCCTGTCGCCACGGATGTCTGCCTTCTCACTGCGTTCATCCAACCACTTCTGTGCTGCTTCTTCCCACCGGTAGGTTTCCATCAGGCTCCTGTTCCGGCCGGGTTCGCGTTGTAAGGGTAGCTCAAAGTCCGTTCGCTTTGAAGTAGGCCCGCACGTCTTCCGCGCTGGCGGCCAGGATGTAGTGCCCGCCGGCCATCTCGATTTCGCGCTGGCGGTCCTTTTGGTTGGTGGACTGCTCGCCCTTGGGGGCTTTGGCCTCGATGGCCACGGGAGTCAGCTTGTAGAACCCCACGAAGTCGGGGATGCCGTTGACACCCATGGGTCCCATCTTGATCGGCATGTACATCCACCCAGTGATCACTTCCGGCGCTTGCTTGGCGCCGGCGAACCACACGCCCTTGGAGGTGAGGAACTTCTTGATGTCGTCCTTCACCACGCCCTCGGGGGTGCGTGCCATCAGTGGAACCTCTCATACTGCAGGTCCGCCACGTCGATGCCGTTCTCCTGGAGGCGACGCACGCACTTCTCAGCAAACAACAGCGCGAAGTCCAGACGCCGGGCCAGATCGCGCTCAACATCCGTGGCATCGTTGCTGTTGTAGACCCGGTTGAGGGTCTCCTCGTCGGAGTAGTGTTCGGGCCTCATTTCGAGGGCCTTTTGTTCTTCGAGCGGTTGACGGCCGCAGGCACCACCTGGAGGTTGCTCTTAGCCGTGTAGCTTCCACCCAGGGCCAGTTGCTGTTTGTGGTCCACCTCCATGCCGTCACCCTTGTGGACTTTACCCTCGCGCATCATTTCGCGGCGGGCTCGGTTGCGGGCCACTCGCTTGGCGACCTCATCAGGCTCGGCCTGATGCTTCTTGTCGTAAGCGGTGTACTCATTGCCTTTTTTCGCGGTCATCGCTTTTCCTTCCAAAATTCGCAGTTGGCCCTGCCAACAGGACACCAACCATTACATAATCCAGATGGCCTCGGCACCCACTTGTCGTTCTCGAATGCGTACTTCATACGCTCAACTCGCGGGGCGAACTCTTGCCAGATCCCACTGATGTCATCGCGGGTGAATTTCTCCCGGTCGATCTTCTTGTCCGGCAACCAAACAAACCCCGTGGTGATCTGATCCAGGTAGGGCTTGTGGTGGAACAGCAGTGCAGCAAACAGTTGGAGCTGCGTGCTTTCAGGCTTACGCTTGCCGGTCTTGTAGTCCAGCGCGATGGCCTTGGTGCCACGCTCCACGGAGTAGTCCACGATCCCTCGGCACCATGCCGACTTGTCGAACCACTTGACCGGCTGGAACGACTTGTTGATCGCCAACTGGAGTTCCGCGGATCGTTTGCCGGGCACGACCATCAGCTTCTGCGCAAGCGGCTGCCACTGACTGTACTTTTCAGGTAACGGCTGCTGCTTCAAAACGGAGGTCTCGAAGGCTTCGTGAACAGCGTTGCCATGTGTAGCCGCTTCGTTCTGCGGCTCTGTCACCACCTTGGCCACTTTGGTTAGGTAGTGCTTGCGGGGGCACGTCTCGAACGACGTGAGGGAGCTGTAGCTCCAGGCAGGCATGTTAGCCATGGTTAGCAACTCGCTCCACCAGGGCCATGTACCCACAAGCGTCAACCTGTGAGTCACGGTGCATCGGCGTGTTAGCAAGCCGCGCAACCTTCAGCAACACCATCAAGTACGCCACGTCCTCGTAAGTCAGGGACCCGCTTGCCAGCCCGCGGGCCTTGAGGTAGTGGGTCCAGAAAGCGGCGATCGTTTCCAGGTTCTTGCCGGGGTTCCCGTAAGTCTGTTCACGATCGCCGTAGATCACTTGCCGGGCTTCGTCGAGGATGCTTTTTGAAACGCCTTGGAGAGCGCTGTCACCGGTTTGGGGTGCTCCACTTGCACCAGTCGCTTTCGTTTTGCGGGCGGCCGGTCGAGTACCGCCTTTGCCTCGGCCAAGTCCTTCTCGAGCTTGTCGTCCACTCGGCGCCAATATTCGTTGGCTGCCTCGTTTCGTTCTTTCCATGTCAGGTTGCCTTTCGATGCGATGAATTCATTGCGTTCACGCATCCATGCGGTCTGCGTTACGCGCTTGTACTGGTCGCGCTTGTCCGCGGTGAGAGGGTTCCCACGTACCAGCTCCTCCAATTGGATGGCCTTTGTGAGTCTCTCACGCTTCTCGCGCATCAGTTCGCGCTGATAGTCTACACGTTTGGATTGCGGAACGGCACGTCTTTTCTGTTGGGCCAGAGCGACGAGTTTGTCGAGTACCTCGGGGTTGGTGAGGCCCACATCCACCAGGGCATTGAGCGGCTCTAGCGCCCCACCAAACAACATCGGGGTGTCGTCCCAGTTGACCACAATGTCCTTGATCTGGGCGACCCGTCGCACAAAGGCCGTGGAGCTGATCAACAGCGAAAGGCCGGCAGCAATTTTCGTTTTATCCATAACATCACCTGTACTCCTAAAAGGAATATGTATATTACGACTATAGGTTAGCCGTGTAAAGTCTACTTGCAGTACCCGTAACGCTTTGCGTGGTCGCCTTCGCTCCAGGTGATCAGCTCCGGCCACCACTTCGGCGGCTGGCGCATCCGGTCGTTCAGCACCTTGGAGAAATCATCCACGTCGCTGGTCGGGATGGAATAGGCCAATTCGTCATAGACCTCCAAGCCGGGGCGGAAACCAGTCTCCTTGAACACATCAAACGCCACGTCGTAGATCACGTCGCGGGCCAGGGCTTGCACGATGTTTTCCACCGCCTTCGGGCCGGTGATCCGTGCCTTGTGGCGGCCTTCGCCGTAGAACAGGCTGTACTTCTCCCGGCCATCGTTCCACACACCGTCACGCTCCTTGTGTAGCCCTGGGTAACGGATCAATCGGCCGCTGGGCAGGCGGAAACCCTCAGAGCAAGTCTTGACCAACCCCCACGGGTCCACGTCAACTTCCGCGCCTTCGATCACGGCGAGCAGGGCTTTGCCCGAGGTTTTCCACCCAGCCACGATCTCAGCGTAGGCCGCCCGCCACGTAGAGACGGCGCTCTTAGACTCCTCGTCGGAGAGGCGGAGGCCACCCATAACGCGGGCGACTTTTTGGAAAGTCGAAGGCCCTGCGCCAAAACCAAGCCCCAATTGACAGTTGGAGACTAGCTTACCTTCACAAGTGAAACGATGTCGGGGTCCGCACTCGAGCAAGTCCCATACACGCCTTTGGGTTTGCAGGACGGCTGCGCCCAACGCTCCACGATTTGTTCGGCGGTCAGCCCCTTGGATAGCAGGCTGCGCAGAGTGTTGTCCGCGTACCTCACTTCCGGGTGGTTCAGTCTGAATTCGTGGAAGTCCCTCGATCGGCTGCGCCGCTGGTTCGCTACGTTCTGCTTGCGCGTCACCCACCGCAAATTGCCCGGTTCGTAGTGGCCGTTGTTGTCGATCCGATCCAGCTCCTTCGTCCGCTCCAGGCCAAGGTTGTTCATCACCCACACAGCCGCTGCGGCCACCGTTGGAAACATGAACTCCACCCCCCGACCCCCGTACCGATCGTAACCCTGGTCGTTCGGGTTG